ATATTCATATTCTATATTCTCTTGCAGTTCATAAAATGCCGTAGTCCTATATATGTATGGAGAACTATTACCATCCGGATGTTGTGGTACTTCATTGACTCTATCTGGTGTATTACCGTTAAGTTCATTTTCTTGTATTAAAGTATAATAGTATAAGTATGAATATTCCACATGTGTTTGACGTTCATAAAATGCAGTAATATAGTAAATATATTCCTCCATATCCGAGTCGGAATCAGAATAATAATATATGTCAGAATCACTATCCGAACACTCCGGTCTTTCATATACCCTTTCGGGTGTGTTTCCTCCGAGTTGACTTTCCGGAATCCTCTCGTAGTAGTATGATACTTCAACAAGTTCAAAGTGACCTTCGATACCTTCTAAAGGTTCTCCTCCATCAATTACTATTAAAGATTTAGTAAAGAAAAGATAAATAGGATTATCAGAATCCGAGTTGGAATCCGAATTTGTATTAAGATTTATTATACTATAACTGTAAGTAGGCTCCACATCATTTTCATCCTTATAAAAATATATGGTTTCATTATCCTTGTTTAATATTACTTTAAAGAAACTATAATCTTCATAAAATGATGCAGTATCTATACTACCATAATATTCTGCTATTTTATCGTTCAAATTGTCTTTACCAACCACATTAAAATCATATATAGCATTTCGTCTATAATATTCAACCAAAGATATATAACTCGGACTATCAGAATTAACATCATCGGGTAAATTTTCCATACAATCCGATTCTTGTCCATTTTCTTCCGATAATTCATAACTATATGATGTAATTGGAGTGACATCCGAATCGAGTCGATAAAGTTCTCTCGTATATATATACTTGTCTGAATCTTCGGTTGGTGATAATGGTTTTTCATCTACCAGTGTTATTACATCACCCTCTATGTCCCCTTCGTTTATAGGTACATATTCATATGATGTATTTAACTCAAAGCGTTCATAAAAATCATCTTTGACAGATATATATGAAGGACTACTACTATCGGGTGATGAAGGAACATCATATACTTCCACAATATCTCCACCCGAAGGTAAATCACCCTTATCAATTTCCGTGTATACATATCCCGTACCATCGGAAGATTCAACAAGACGATAAAGTTCTCTCGTATACACATATTTATCGGAAAATGCTGTTGCTTCAATTGGTTTGCTTTCAACAAGTACAGGGTTCTCTGTGACTTCACTTTCATCCACCATTTCATAATAATAGGATGTTATTGATGTTTTAACACGTCTATAGAAATCTTTAATAATTGTTACATACTCGGGACTATCAATATTAACATCATCCGGTAAATCATACATTTCAACACCCGTATGACCCTCCATATCCACTTTTCCAATCGGCTCATAATAATAAGAATCACTTGATGAGTCTATAAGTTTATACAAAGTGTCAATATGTATATATGGACTATCATAACCGGAAGGTGATTGTGGTACAGAATCTACTTTTTGCGAATATTCCTGTTGAAGTACTGAATCTTTACTAACTGATATATACTTATATTTTATCTTCTCATCTGAATATTCAGAATCACTGTCTGAATCCATTCCGGAGTCATCATTGATAAAATAATCATTAAACATAAGTATAGGATTGAAAATAGGATTATAATAACCCGAATATCTGTTTATGGTCTTCAATACTATATCATTGGCATTATTTTTTAAAGTTATCTTTGAACTTGCGGGAATATTTTCATTACTCTCCTCCACTATATATGGATTTCCCATAAAAATATCATATGTATTGAATGAAACCGGGTCTTCTATCTCCATTCTATATTTCTCACCATTTGTGGAATAATAAACCACCATCTCTTCGTTATCAAGTCTTTCCTTTATAGAACAAGTTGACAATGATTCATATACACTATAAAACTCTTTATACAATTTTGAGTTTCCATCTTCATCTCGTTCATCCCTAAAAGTTATATTCACAATAAATTCAGATGTATCATTACTTTCGGAATATAATGATACATTCGTATCAAATATAAGTTTATTGTCCGAAACCCTTCTGACATTATATGTGATTCCCGTATTTCTACCTACCTTACGTATTTCTATATTTTTTATACAGTTTTCGTTTTCAAGATTGTCTATCATTCTCAAAATAGACTGATTTATAACAACCAATTCTTCCTCTTCAATCCAATTATCGTTAAAATCAACTTTATCAAACAAACAATTCATTGGAATATTCTTCAAGAAAACTTCATAATATTCATCATCACTATCAGTGGTATCACTGTCATCACTAATATCCGGAAGATTTAAGAGACCATAACAACCTCCATATATGTACGCCTTCCCAAAGTCATCTATACCATATTTTGAATCTATGGTATTATTATTAAATACATTGACAAGTATAAAACCAACTATAAACTTGAATGTATCATTTTTTACAAAATAGACATTATCGCTGTTGAATATGGAATTGAGTTCAACGGGTATATACAAAAAGGAGAATTTATAGTCATTATAATCACCTCCCTCAATTTCAACGTCATCATCATTGAGTTTCTTTATGTTGAACTTTACACCTCTGAATAAAGTGGTTGCAAAATGGTTCTCATCACCAAACGCCATTCTTGAATATTTCTTATTGAACCTTTTATCATTATTGGTTTTGTATGAGAAAAGTTTATCAAAATTATTAACTTCAGTATTACTAAAAATGTTTACACAATAATTTACACATATATTGTATGCCTTTTCTGAATCTATATTATTCTCCCAGTTAAATATTCCTACGGTATCCTTTACATACTGGTAGTTCATATTATTATCGGTTTCATCTATAATCTCCTTCACGAGATAATAAGGCATCGAATGGGTGTGTTCGTTGATTGAGTACTGGTTGGAGAATGTGTTTGAAGACAAGTTACTAGTTCCGAAAATCTTACTCATATTCAAACGGTATGGATTCTCACAACTATCCTTTTCATCATCATAATAACCCCATTTAGTTATATATGGAGTACATTTGCTCTGTGTACAGAGTTCGGGTATGAAATTCTCCATAAAGTATTCATATTCCGTATCTATCGCTTTTCCACCATAATCTTTCAGATAACCTTGTGCGAGAGTGGTGATTTTACCCCTTTCATATTCACTGTCACTGTCACCAGTATCATTTTTCATTGATTTCTCTTCAAGTCTCACACATTCATTATAGAACGCCTGATATATTCCATATGATGAGAATACCGTGTCAAAATCGAAGTCCATAACGGGGAAGAAACTCAAAACACCGAATTTCGGATAGAAACGGTCTATAATTTCAACCATATTGGTGTTAGATACATTCACGTTTATACCCCTTTCATCAGTAGTCAACTCAAAATAATCAGACTCAACCTCATCATTTTCATTAACATACGGAACACAAGATAATATTCGTGAGTTTAACTTATTTTCACCAATGGTCTTCAAGTATCTATTATTAAGAAATATGTCCTTGTCATCCTTTTTAATCTTGAACACACACCCTTTATTTTGGAAATTTTCGTCTATTTCTTGTCCTTCCTCATATATGGTTACTCTTCCATTGCTTATCAAGGACTCATCCATTTCAACCCTTATATCCGTATGATTATATCCGACATAACTTATACATCTTATTACTATCATATTTTCATCATACACGGCCTGATACAATCCAAGTCCGTCTTCATAGGATGCGTTGATACACCCGCAGAGAGCGGCGACCATATCCTTCACCGAACCTTCGGCTGAAAACTTGGTACTATCAAATTGACCCACCGGTATCGGATTCTCGTCTTCGTCAGTAACCGCAGTAAACTCCTTGTACATATCTCCGAACCACAGTCTTATCTGCTCCCCTTGCTTGAAGTTTTTATTCACCTCAAACGAAAACCTTTCCGATTTCCAGTATGTTTCAACTCTTTCACAATATGCAGAAACTCCTGTTTTTTCAAAACCACATATGGTTTCAAAATCGAGAACCTTATCCGTTATTTCAATGAATGTAGAATTATCACTTTCACTTTCATCCGTATAAAGACTTTCCTTTATTTTTAAGACTTGATGCAAATCATTGTTCTTATCCTTTATATAGTAGAATGACTTGCTTCTTTCATCTCCTTCTACACTATTCTTGAAGTCAAGTAGTTCATCCTCACCATCCGTAAAAATTATAGGGTTGTTAACATAAAAGGGACTGACTATTTCCTCGGGTTTATCTATACCTTCATAGCGTGCTTCAAATTCATAGAGGTCTATGTCATTGCAGTACATACCGAAGTATCTTGAAAACTCATAGTTTTCAGTATCATCGTCATCAAACAGGAACTCCATATTGAAGATATAAGGATATATGAGACCGTTTCTCTTGTAACCACTTGTAATCCAGTCATCAGAGTGCATTATGGTGTTGTCGTTTTCAAGAAGTTCCTTCTTGAAATTCTCCTTCTTGGAAGTAAGCACACCATATATCTTGTCTATACCGTAATATACTATCTCATTGGTACTGAAATTCACATATATGGACCTGTCATATTCGAAACCGGACTGTTCCACATACTTCTTTATATAGTTTCCTATCGGGGTACCTTCCCTCAAATCGAAAGACTTTATAATCTTCGCTTTTTTGAAAACATCTTCCCAAAGATTAAATTCATTATCCTTAAAAGCACTGCTACCATTATCCAATACTTCCATAGTAAGATTGTTGTTGCTCGGTCCATCGACCTTGAAGATTACAAAATAATTCGGAAGTTTCTTTCTTATATACAACGGAGCGATGAAACCGAGTTCCTGTGGGTATTGCTTTGAATTTATACTCTCTGCTCCACACCAGTACATAGTCTCGAACTGCTTGTCATAACTGTCACAAATTGACAAATCAGACTCCTTCTGGAACACATCATAGGCGGAGTCGCCAGTATCCGCCAAGAAATTACGGATATCCATATTGAAAGGTGATGTTCTCTTCACTCTGAAATTCTTGTATCTCTGTGTATTCAGAAGCGGATTTGCATCATAGGATTCAAGATACAAATTATCACCGTCATACATCAGTTTCGTGTTCGTGGTTAAAATAGGATTTGTCCTGACAAGCTGGAAACTTGTGTCATCATCAAGTCTCGTGTAATTTCCGTTGAATATCTTATTCATAAAATTATGTGTTTATGTATAGTTATTTATGGTATTAAATAAAAAACGGGGTTTGCAAACGCAAACCCCGTTTCGGTTTTTCAATTTGATAAGTTACTTTTTCAGTCTGTCGATAATTCTTTCTATGAAACTCTTTTCATTCTCAAGTTTTTCCTTGTACTTATTCAGAAAATCGGATAACATCACATCATACCTTCTGTCAATTTCATCGAAAGTATTCGTAAGGTTCGATGTTATAAGTTCCTTTTTCTTATACTCCTTGAACCTCAATATAAGACACTGCATAATAAGTATGAATTGAGTGTAGTCCATCGTTCCGTTCATACCTCTGTAACGACATTCATACGACTTCAATGTCTTCAAGAAGGAATCTTCCGATATATAAGGTTCGTCGTCCAAGTTACACTCGACTTTCAGTTCGGACGTTTCCGGCAGATTTATGGTGTAACCGACGACAACATCCATTTTTCTATCGTTGATAATAAGTTTACCGATTCTTTTCAGGTATTCACTTACTTCATACATATCACGTGAATAATCCGTTTTCCAGTCATCGGAAACTTTCTTTCCTTTGAAGATTTTCAGAAACTCACCTTCAAACGGAAAAGTCAATGTAAAGTCTTTTGGTGGTTCTTCACGAAAATACCTTCTTATACGAATGGTAATAGTAGATGAAGATTTTCCATTCAAATGTATCGACTTTATCCTTTCAAACTCCTTGTTATGCTCTTCTGTGGAATCAAATTCAACACATTCATACTTTGCATACTTGTTCCATCCGCCACCATCGGGGTTGCCGATATATGTACCACTATCCGCTTCCACGAAATTACCGTACTCGTCATAGATGTTGTGTGTGTCACAACTGTCGTTTATCAGGTCGAACATTATCCGACCGTCAGTCTTTCTTCTTATTTTTTCAAAACTCCAACTCATATATTGTTATTTTTATTCCGTTTCGTTCTGTACAGCGGTCAAATCGAATATAACGCTGTTTATTTCATTTCTCTGTTTCCTATATGCTTCTTCAAGTTCATCTTTTGTGAAATCGTCCTTGTTCCATACTTCACGAATAGTCCAGCACCATCCGTTTTCAAGAACCTTTTCGACCTTTTCGACATAATCTTCTATGAACTTCAGTCCGTTACTCGATATTTCATTTCTTGTCATAAGTCGTATTTTTGAATTTATTATGCCAGAACTTATATACAAGACGATGATATGAAACCCAAGTGGTGTAGTCACAGCATTTGCAAGTCCATCCTTCACCACCCTGTGAATCGGTGTCAAACTGCTTCATTTCCTTTCCACACACCGGACATATTCCGTTGTTCCACCTCTTGTATTCATAATAGGAAGCGATGTATGAGATTGCTATCATAATCACAAGTACGATGAGCACCATCGCTAAAAAAATCAAAAATTTAGTCATATTAACTACTTTTACGATGTTAAAAACTATAATAAAACCGTATATCCCATACTTGTAAGAAATTCAATGGATTCTTCTATCTTATCCATTTCTTTCTTTTCTTCTATTCTTTTCTCTCTTTCTATTTTCGAATCTATCTTTTTCTTCTCCGTCTCTATTCTCCATTCACGTTCTTCGTCGGATTCCATTTCATCCCACACCACATTGATGTCCATCCATCCCGATGTATTCTGCTCCGGATAATCATCGTTATAGTACGGTTCACAAGAATCAAATTCTATGGCGAAATTCTTGCATGAATCCTCCCTCCTGTAAAGTTTTTCCTGAAATTCCTTTTCATACACCTTTACTCTCTCACGAAGTTCATCCAAAAAGGATGTGGACATATATGTCGGGTTGTTTTCAAGATGAAAAAGATTTCTTCTTATGTTGTTAAATACAACATCCGGTATTACATTGCCTTTATACTCCATTGCTATCTTGTTTTTTTTTACAAAGATACTATTTTTTTTCCAAAACATCCATATCAGTATAAAGAGTCGGCATTTTTTTCATTTCATATTTTTCAATCACATCGGAATCCACAAACTCTATTTCATTCGTGGTAATCCTATCCACACCCATATTCATCGGTCCTTTGTCGATAAGTCTTCCGAAATACAATGAATTTTCACAATCTGCATCAAAGCGGTTTCCCACTTTGACCTCTACCGTTCCGGAAAATTTCACATACCTCTGTAAGTCGATTGAAAAGTATGCCTTGTCCGGATTTAAGGAGTAACATTCTCCCGTCTTTATTTCTTTCCTGTCCATTATAAATTAAGTTTAGTTTCAAGTTCATCATACAAGGCGTTCTCCATCATCTTGAACATTTTCGTCCTTGAATCTAGAATACGCCTGTCCACAACCATATTGTTATTGTTATAAAGTTCCTTGCAGTCGTCACAGACGAAATTCTCAACATCGTTCCGTCTCTTGTCTGTGAATATCTTCTTACCGCAGATGGCACACTCCCATTCTATTATGCCTTTGTTCCTCTCATATGTAACACGGTCACATATACAGTTGAACAGAGGGTCAAGAACCAAGTCAAGTTCTTGGTTCTCAATCCTCTGTATTATAGTTTTCTTGAACTTGTTCAGTTCGAGGTCATCTATTATACCAGACATTTCAGAACTAAAGTTATAATTCCACCTATCAGTCCGAGTGTCAGGAACGACAATACCAATACACTCTTCACAGTTAAATACTGCTTATCAAGTCTATACGCCGGTGTGAATACTATAAGATAACCGTGTTCGTAGGTTTCACCGTCATCTTCTTCAAGGGGCTTGAGTTCATAGGCGAGTAGGTCGATTATATTGTGCTTTACCAGCAGCTCTTGTATCTCGTCGAGTTCCTTTCTCAAAAGAACTTCGTCCTCATATGTACCGAGTTCAACCTTTACATCCCTGTTTATGACCTTGTACATACGACCAATCCAGTCCATCTTCAAACCCACCTTCTTGAAATCTTCGGTGTTTTTCTTATAGACCTTCTTTATTTCACGCCATACTTTGCACTCCCTTATGAAATTTGCTATCCACATATACCGTAAATCTTTTTATTTATTTATCGAAGTCGTCAAAGATTATCGGAATCCTTCTCTGGAACTCCTTCAAGAGAGGAACTGCGATTTCCCTCATCTGCGGGTGGGCTGCCGAAGATGTCCTCATAGAGAAGAAATGTCTCCACTCCCTCAGGTTCATCGTCATAACTATTTCAGTCTTCAGTGAGTTCGGAAGTACGCTTCTCGCTTCCTGTGGTGTTGCACCGAGTTCAATCAGTCTGTTGTAGCAGATTTCACTGTGCTTCATAGCGGCTCTCCACACTTTGTACTTTTCATCGTCCTTGTCCCAGAAGCAAGGTTCTATCACGGTGATTTCATTTCCGAACTTTCCTTTCGAATAGTTGCAGTATCTTGTCGACTCCTGTGTGTATGCTGCCAAACGGTGTCTGACGATTTCGTGTGAAACACCCCTGTCACATATTACACGGACAGTCACCGACTGGTGCTCGATTACCGAAAGGTGTCCCCTTTTGAGTATCATACCCACGAAATCCTTTGCAGAATCTTCGGTTATCTTGTCTTCACTCTTGTATGCCGTTCTGCCGGCGAGTTCAATCTGTTTCAGAATATAGTCCTGGTCTATATTCGACTCAATTACGAAATAAGGTTTTATTATATTCATATCTAAAAAATTAAATTACTTCTTTATTTTACTCAACCACTGCTCCCAGATATTGCTTGCTATATGTGCCATCATAACCGGAGGAACCGACATCCCGCAGACATAGCACACACTCTGGTCAAGGAAGTTGTAGTCCGAAGGGAATGTTGAAATCTTTATCAGTTCACTGTCACTGTAAAGACAAGGATGTTCGAAATGCACATTGGTATGAATGGCGGCCGTTATGGTTTTCGACACTCTATCCTTGTAGTTCAGTCTTTCGGAGAAATGTGCCCATTTCCCGTTGATACGGTAGTTTATTTCACCGAGACTGTGGTCTCCATACACCCTCTCCTTCCATAACTTATATCTGGACGTACCTTCCTTGAGTATTTTCCCCTTATAGTCGGACACTTCTCCGAGAGTTATGGGCTTTTCGTTGAAATTCATAGACAGCAGAGGTTCCTTTCCAAACATCATATCCATATTCGGAACACATTCTACAAGGTCTTTCCTTATGCACACGAAGAAAACACGCTTCCTTATCTGCGGGACACCCATATCCTCACCGTTCAGAAGAAACTCCGTGACGGCATATCCGGCGTCATCGAAGGAATCGTAAATCCTATTCACATATTTTTTCGCCTTGCCTATCAGGATACCTTCAACATTCTCCGCCACCACAACCTTCGGTTGCAACCTTTTGGCGAGGGCAATAAAATCAAAGAACAAGGTGTCAAGAATTTGCTCCTTCTGTCCTTCCCTGAATTTCTTGGTCTTCCCCCACTCTTCTTCCCGTTTACCAAATATGGAGAACGAACTACAAGGAGGACTTCCGTCAAGGATGTCAAGTGAATAAAGTTCCTCCGGAAGATTATCCATATCCACCATTTCTCTGATGTCACACACATAGTTGTATCTCGGATGGTTATTCTCCACATACAACCTGTTCATTCTATCATCCACCTCATTGCAACCGATGACATCGAATCCGGCGAGCTTGTATCCCATTGTACTGCCACCACCACAAGCAAAACAAGAGAACACTTTTCCTTTGTCCTTCTTGAACTGGGTGTTTGCAAAACTCCAATCATAAGGAAATTTATGAGTTTTATCGTTTTCCATACTCTAAATATAACAAAAATATCATAAATATAATATATCAATTTTTATATGATACAGAAATTCGATGAATATATCAAATCAAAGACCTGGAAAGACTTCGAGAAGGAACTTGTCACGATAACGGTAAGATATATAGATTTTGACGACAACGAGAAAACGGGTGAAATAATCTGCAACAAATCCATAAAGAACGATTTGGAGGAAATCTTTGAAGAACTATATCAGGAAAGATACCAGATATATAATATTTCACCGATTTCTGAATATGGAAACGATGACAAGCTCTCGATGGCCTCTAACAACACATACTGCTACTGCAAGAGGATAGTTGCAAACTCAAACAGATTGTCAAAGCACGGTATGGGGCTCGCCATAGACATAAACCCCGTCAACAACCCGTGTCTTTACATCGGTGAGGACGGCAATATAGACCGTGTTTGCCCGAACACAAGTGACGCCAAGAAAAACATAGAGAGGAAACAGAGTTCCGAACATCAGATAAACAAGTCCAGCATAATATACAAACTCTTCATAGAACACGGATTCAGATGGGGAGGTGAGTTCAAGAACAAAAAGGACTACCATCATTTTGAAAAGATAACAAAAAACGAATAGAAATGAAAAACATATTAGATTTTGACGATTATACGAAATCAAATAATTGTGATTGCTGTAACTCCGGCGAAGACAAAATGTGTGACATAAACGAACTTGCCGACGGGATATACAAGGCGAGGTTCTACGACTGGATTTTCGAATTGGAAGACGGAAGGAAGTACAAGACACACTATGGTGTAAGGTGCAGTAGAAAATGTTCCAAGCTCACACAATATGAAGTAAAGGGAGGTGAGTTCACAGAAACGGACATAAATACAAATATATAAGAACATATTCATATTATGATAAAGAATTTTGATGAATTTATAATTGAATCCGAAGGAAACAAACAAGTTGTAAAATATCGCTGGCTCGATTATTTCAATAATAGATGGTATGAGACAAAATGTGAAATCGTTTCACATACGGACAAAACCGCCCAGATAAAACTGCTTGAATTTGGTCCAAAGGGTTCAAGACCCGGAAGAGTGATGAGAGTACATCTGAATTCCCTGATAGGTTTCGATGATGGAAAACCAAAACCGGAACCGAATTTATCTTGGAGAAGATATACCGACCCCGATTTGTTCGGTGACAAAGATGATGACGATGATGTCAATGAAAGTAAAAATCCGGTCGAAAGACAGACCGAAGCAAAGAACCTCGCCGAGATAGCGAAGAAATATTTCAAGAATAAAGACTTGGAGAATGCCGGAAAAGCCTGGTGTGAGATTTACGACCTGTACGATGATATGTACGACGAGGACACTCACAATGAGGAGGAACGGTTAAAACTGTTTTCAGATTTCCAGAAGATTATGAGACTGTTCACCGACGATGAGGTCTTTGGAATAACGGACTACTTGAAAGAAAAGCATTTCAATAAATAAAAAAGGAGAGTTTTAAACTCTCCTTTTTATATTTTATATGATATTTATCATTTTATTTTCCTTTTTAGTTCATAAAGGTCTTCGAGATACATTTCCTTCGTATCTTTCCTCGAATACTCGTCTATCTGCTCCTTTTTCGCCTTCGTCTTGTTCAGCAGTTCATCATACTTCTCCTTTGTAAGAGAATGGATGGGCATATTCAGAAGATAACCGTAACTACCGTCTATTTTGTCGAACTTGTTTTCGTCCAGCCAAGATACGATTTCATCCTTCGGTACATTGTTCACCACAAGTTTCCTGCTTATTATCGCCTTTATGAACTTCGCCCTCATAATCATCTCGTTGAGTTCTTCCGTCCATTTTCCAATCAGATAATCCTTCCTCTTCTGGTAGTATTCCATCCTGAAATCCACGAAATAGACAAGCATATCCTCCACACAGTCGAACACTTTCAGTTTCTCGTTCTCGTCTATCGTGGTAAGGTTTTCCGTAACGGAATCGTTTATCTTCAAAAGTTTTTCAAGTTTCTCCTTGTCCGAAATGATTTTATTGAACTCCTCCTTCTTGAACTTCAACAGATAGTCGATATTTGACGATGAATTGTTGTCATAGTCACGGAGTATCTTTCCATCTACAAGAGAGTCAAGATACGCCTCATATTTTTCAAAAGTCATATCCGGCGGAAGTTCCGTGATATGGATTTCCGGTTTTGTGTTTGAAATCTCATATTTTCCGTGAATATACCATTTCTTCTTGTTGTCTGCATCACGAACCCATTCACCGGAAAATTCCGACAACCAAGGTTTCAGTTCCTTCACCTTCTTCCCCTCGATGTGGTTGATACAGTTGTCGATGACATCCTTCGGATTACGGTTGAGAATATTTGAGGCGAAACCAACAGCGATACCGGAAGAACCGTTCAGTATGATTGTTGGTACTATCGGAAGAAAATATTTCGGTTCAATCTCTACACCCTCGTCTATCTGATTTTCAAGCAATTCGAAATCCTTGTAAAGGTTCCTGAAATTCTGTGAAAGTTTTGTTGATATGTAACGGGGAGCACCGGCGGTTGTTGAACGTAAAGTACCATACTGGCCGATACCTTCGAGAAGCGGGAGTGAGTTCTTGAATGTCTGTCCCATTCCTGTCACGACATCGTTTGCAGAAGAATCACCGTGATGGTAGTAGGCATCGGCAGCCATCTTACCGACAAACTGGAACACCTTCATCGGTTTCTCGCTTCCAGTCTTCCATATCTTGTCCGCCACATATACGACTTTTCTGGCGGTCGGTTTCAGACCGTCTATCACCGAAGGGATTGCACGGTTCTCGATGACATCCATTGCATATTCCTTCACCTCCGTATTGAGGAAATCTGTTATGTTTTTAGTGTACACAATTAAAATAATTTATTTTTATTTTCATTGTACGAATCATATATTCGTTTTTTTGATATTTCAAAATAATTATAATCTTTTTCTATACCTATAAAATTTCTACCAACATTCATACAAGCAACACCACAACTACCACTACCCATTGTATTATCCAATACAACATCATCCTCATTTGAATATGTTAGTATTAAATATTCAAGAAGTTTTATTGGTTTTTGTGTCGGATGCTCAGTTTTACCAAGAGGTTCTCTATTAAATTCTAAAATATCACAAGGGTATCTATACCCATCATCTTTATATGGTTTTATTTGTGTATTTGACTGTGCCGTTACTATGGAATCAAACACTTTTCCTTTTTTTGGACTATTTGTTCTCAATGGGCCATTATGTTTTCTTTTTTGTGGATTATATGTACACTGTTTATCATAAAACACAATAATATTCTCTGTAAGTTTTCCAGGTCTTTTTTTAAGAAGCATAAAATTAGTGGGTTTTTCTTTCACCCAATACAAATCATACTTATACCATTCAAAGTTAGATAATCTTAATTTTGATGAGAATGGTTCTGTTCCAAACAATAGAATTACACCATTTTCTTTTATTATTCTATTATAATGTTCCCACAATTTATCAAATGGTATAATAATATCCCAACTACATTTTGTTGTTCCATATGGAAGGTCACATAATATTAAATCTATTGAATGTTCTTTTATATCATTCATTATATCAATACAGTCACCATTATATATATTATATTCTACCATAGTGCTTCATTATTTCTTTTGTATTTTTCGTTATTTGAAATTTTATTTTCAATATCGTCAATCTCACATTCATACCTTTTGAATTTATTTGGTATGATGTTTACTTGTCCTTCGGTATTGTCTCCACCCCTGTGTTGTCTGTTAAAAAGTTCTTCTACAACTTCGTTTTCGATGACCCAACACCTTACTCTATCATAATAAACGGCGATAAAAACAAAATAATCACACAATTTTGGTTTTATTTGTTGAAAATTTATTGTTTCGTCACCCGTACAATCGGAAAAATATAGTAATCTGTCCGCCGTTTGTTTATCTTTTTTATCACCCTTTTTAAAAATCCTTGACGATTTGACTTCAATTTTATACCCGTTTATGGAATCAACATCATATTCTAAAGAATGTGTATTTTTTAACAAATATTTTTTATTTTTTTCAATAATAAATTCTTCAAAATATTCACCAAACGACCTGGGTGTCATATCAACGACAAACTCATAACTGTCTTCTCTCCTCTTATTGTATTCAGTCCACATCTTTTTGCAAACATCATAGGGTATCTTTTCGTTAAATATACTATCCAACAAAATTTCTTTAATGTCTTTTTTTTCATCTGACAATATTATACCATATTTTGACAATTCTTCCCTAATGATTTTCATATCTAAAATATAACAAAACTATTTCAACAATTTTTCTTTTCTTTTATCAGCATCCTTTCCGAACCATATTTCAAGTTCATCCAGTGCCACATCATCCAATTCGTAGTAATATATCCTCGGGTTCTGGATGAGTTCCTTGTACTCGATATCTTCCAATGCACCAAGACCTTTATAGTATTCAATATCCCATTTCTTCGGGTCGTTTTTCTTGCACCATTCGTCAAAGTCACTCTTACAGTAGAACTTCTCCGATTTTCTTCCCTGCCTTGCTATCAAGACGGGTGTCTCGATTCTTGCAATCCTGTGTTCCTTGATGAGTTCCGGCCAGTAGTAGGCGAAGATGTTCAAGAGAAGCCCGGCGATATCCGCCCCGTCCGTATCGGCATCGGTCAATATATGCACCTCGTTTATACGGAGACTGTCATTGAACACTTTGGTACCACGATATATAAACGGACTTCTACCGAACTGCAAACCCATAGCGGACATAATACCTTTCAGTTCCTCGTTTGCACGAACCTTGTCCTTCGGTGCAGTCCTTACGTTCAATATCTTTCCCCTGATAGGGAACAACGCCTGTGTGTTCGGGTCTCTGAACTTACGGAAACCTGCGGCGGCGGAATCACCCTCCGTGATGGAAAGTGATGTCTTGCTCTTCTTCAGGGTACCCGCCCATCTGCAATCAACAAGTTTCTCAACTTTCACTTTGGTAATCGCCTTGTTGGCTTCCCTCTCCGCCTTGCTTTCATCGGCGACTTTCTTCTTGTCGAGCCAGTCGGTGATTGAGTTGGTTATCTCGCTCTTGTAAATCTGTGAAAGGAACTTTTCCGGAAGTTCGATGTTCGTACCGAAGTTATTGACATCGGAAATCAGTTTCTCCTTTGTCTGTGATGAAAAACTCGGCCTGATAATCGTAGAGTTCACAAAAAGGAAAATATGGTTTCTTATCTGACCGGATAGAATATCCGTCTTGTATTTCTTCGATATTTTCTCCCTCATATAAGGGACAATCTGGTCCATTATATACCCGATATGTGTACCACCGTCATATGTATAGACGGAATTGACATAACTAACAAACTGGAAGTTGCCCGTGGAACTCAACGCAACACCGACCTGCCAGTTTTCATTCTCCGTATACATCAACGGATTGTTCTCGTCAAGGTACATATTGCAATAGTCCTTGAACGAGTTTATCATAACTCTTTTTCCCTGAAAGTATATTGTAAGTTTCGGATTACATCCGGCGATTTCATAAACCCTCTTCTCCATAATCCTTATGTCATCGTCCGAAATCTCCTTCATACCGAAGCGTGACAGTTCGGGTTTATATGTTATTCTCGTAAAATGCTTTGAAGTGGATGTGATTTTCTCCTTCGAGTGTTTCTTCATATTATTTGTCCACTCCATTTCGAATTTCTTCTTCCCGTCGGCGGTCTCGACGAGAAAGGATGTGGAGAAAATATTCGAGATTTTACTTCCCAGACCATTCGTGCCAACCCAGCTCCTGTCCTCATCATCGTTATAGTTGGATGAACTACGGAGGTTTCCGAAAATCATCTGAGGGACATACATCTTTGTATCCTTGTGCATCTCAACGGGAATACCTCCGTTGTCGAATACGGAAACGACACCTTTGGACTTGTCTATTTCAACCTTTATGGTATTGAGGGTTGTATTCGGTCTTTTGCTTTCATCCACCGAATTGGATATGATTTCGTCGAAGAGCTTGTGAAAACCCGGATTATACATAACATCCTTCTGTACAAACTTGCCATCTTCGAGAACATACTGGCTTGATTTCTCCGATACCACACTTCCGAGAAACGAAGAGGGTCTCAAAAGGGTGTGGTCTATGTCGGAAAGTGTTTTGTAAATTTCATTGACATCTTTCATAACCTAAATATAACAAACTATTTCAATTTAGGTATAAAATATTATGGCTCATTTGTAATAATAAAATATATCTTTTCAAAAAAAAACTTTTTTTCCTTTTTGTTATTTTTAAACTATAAATATCTTTGAATTATGGAAGTCATACTTGATGAACTGACACCCAAGGAGTTTTTCTCAAACGGAGGGGTGGTGAAAATTAAAATCGTACTGGAATCCTTGAAAAAGGAGTACAAGAGAACAAAATTCTTGTTTTATGAATACAGGGAATATCTTCGTTTTTTAAGGGGAGTGCATTTGAAATGCTTGAACATTTATCCTAGTCTTGAAAGAAAAGAAATATACAAGAAGATAATCGAATCTTTGGAATTTTCCTGTTCTATCGGAACGAAAGTCTATATGATAGACCCAAATTTTGACAATGTGCATTCCATTGAATTTTGCAAGTTCTACTACTGTTATGACAATGAACTGTTACCGATGAAGAACGATGATGGAAACAAGATTGACACATATGGTATAAAGAATGTCAATTTTTCATTGATAAACGTGGATGATACCAGATGGGAGAAATTCAGGGACCAGCGTCTTGAAAGAGGGTTCGATGATTCCGAACTGTGGAATCTGTTTGAGACATTTTCAAAGTTTATCATCCCGAGACTGAAGGAATTTGAAAAGGGACATGTAAGCTGTCCCGTAAATATGACCGATGAAGAGTGGCATAAGATACTCAATTCTATGATAGAAGGATTTGAATCTATCATCAATGGATGTACGGACGATGAAAAGGTCGAGTATGGACTGAAACTTTTTTCAAAATATTTTTTATACCTATGGGATTAAATATGAACAAGATAACATTTATATCGGATACACATACAAGAAACGGCTATTTGAAGGATTTACCCGGAGGCGACATAATCATCTTCGCCGGCGACTGTATGGGTTCGGGGTACAAGGTGAAGGAACTGTCGGAATTTTCAAAATGGTTCTCCAAACAGAACTACACATATAAGGTCTGTATCGCTGGAAACCACGACAGATACTGTGAGAATACCTCGAAGGATTTCGTCAAGGAGATGTTCTTCGACGAGAATGGTATAATCTACCTTCAAGACGAACTCGTTGAAATCAACGGACTGAAGATATATGGTACGCCATACCAGCCCTATTTCTGCAACTGGGCGTTCAATGTCAACGACAGTGACAAGCTCAAAAGCATATACAAGATGATACCGGACGGTGTGGACATACTCGTCACACATTGTCCTCCATACGGAATACTCGACAAGAGCCATATTCCGAGACCTTGGTCTGGACGGACCGGTGAGGAACCGCTGGGAAGCAAGGAACTCCTCGAAACCATAAATGAAATGGAAAACAAACCAAAGGTTTGTGTGTTCGGACATATACACGGGGACGGAGGTAAAATGATAGAAATTGATGGTGTCAAATATATAAACGCATCCGTCTGTGACGAGGAATATGAACCGGTCAACGGTATAATTTCAATAGAGATATAAAAGAAAAGGTGAGGATTTCCTCACCTTTTTTTATTCCGTTATCATCTCCTTGACTTTCTTATAACTGAATTTTACTTTTGCACCATTTTCTGCATAAATCTTGAACATATTTGTTAGAATCTCTTCAAACTTCTCTTTTCCGAACAGTTTTTCGAAACCTTCAATATTTTTTCTCAACTTCTTTATATTTTCAGAATCTAACACTTGCGGGTCGTCGTCTCCGAACAATAATGTCGGTTGATATCGCTGACCTACATGACCGAGTGATATGACACAATTTTCATTCTCGAAATGAAGATTCATTTCCAGCATATAGTCGTCTTCATCATGCCAGAAGGTCGACTTCATAATCGGACGGCTCACATCGTTGAATCTGTCGTTACCCTTGAATGTATCACCGACTTTGAGTACAAATTCCGTTAGTATTACGAGATTTTTCTCCTCCTTTCCATATTTATCCATTTCCTTATAAATGGACTTCATATCCACTCCACTTCTTATAATTGCATCTATGGTATTTTTTCTGGATTTCTCGGAATCTTTATCTGTTTTCCTAATAACTCTTTCCACTTTCAATACATATTCGGCAAACGAGGCGAAATCAACTTTATCCTTGTTCTTCGTCTTCTTATAGTGGTCGAGAATTTCTTCGATGGCGGTTATTGCTTTTTTTTCACTTTCACTCTCTTCCTCATATACCTCACGGTCGTAACCGTATTTTTTTACTTTATTACCGTTATATTTCAGCATCTCCTTGTAGGTCTCTATCGCCTTATCCATATCCAGCTTGCCGAGCAATTCCTTGTCTGTAAGTATGTCGTTACGTTGTGCATAGGTTGTACCACGTTTTTGTTCACTTTTTCTTGACAGATTGTCTATCGTTGACTCGCTTGCGTTGGCATAGAGGATGTACAGAAGTGCAAATTCCAGATGACTGTACTGACCCAATCCTTTTGTAATTTTTTTAAGCGACTGGTTTATGTCTTCAAGTTTCCTGGATGAAGTCTCCAGAATAAATTGTTCAAAAAGTTTAATCTTTTCCATAATTATTTTTTTTTTTATGATATTATATTTATGTCATAAATAATATATAAATACAACTAAAGAAGAATGGCCATTTATAATTTCGGTACCGGTGGTTTTAACGGTATGTATCCGTATAATACGGGTGTGTACAATTATAACAATGGAACATACTCGTACTCCAATGGTAATCTATCATCAAGTACCACATTTATCAACGGTATTCCATATACACAGAACATAATGATGCTCAACGGCACCGGAGCCGGTTGCGGTGACTCACCGTGCCCACAGGGATACTCACTGTACTTTCCTTGTCTGAAAAACATAACGAGGGGTGAGGATGTGTGTTTTGAATTTTATGTGGTGAACAATGAGACGAAGGATGTTGTGGATTTGAGAACTGTGGAAGCCCTCACGATAACTTTGACTGGAAATTTCGGCTGTGTTCTCGGAACATATATGTATCCAAGTGATGACGGATATATAAGACCACTTCAAACAGAAGAATACAAGCACCTTATAGATGAAAATTTTACAGAAAGACCTTTCCGTTACCTTTCCGTGACACTTGTTGATGAAAATATAGACGAGATTTCCGAGAAGGGTGTGGACGGAAAGATTGGAAAATACTTTGACGGTGATACTGTGGAACTCAACGCCTATGACACTTCATCGTATATTTTCGTAGGATGGATTGACATAGATGCAGAATATGATTCGGAATGTGATGAGTTCTATCTGTCAACCGACCGCAAACTTACTTTCGAAATAAAACGGGATATGAACATAGCCGCAGTTTACAGGAAAAGAAAGAAATTCAAGATTTCCCTCTATCAGGGAAACTCCACATTCAGTTATTTAAAGAACGGTAAGGAGAAACCTCTGTATGACGGATATAATGTGGAGGAAGGAAAACACATTATAGTGAGAACAAAACCATTCAATGAAATGTTTTTGGATTGGGGCGCAAGTGAACTTGGAGAATCCAAATGTTCGGAAATAGAAAACATATTGTTAAAGATAGAAGTATTATCTGATATTTTCCTGAAAATAAACGGACTTTCTTTAGATGATATTGGTGAAAGTGATGAAGAATTGAGTCTTTATGATTTGAACTTTATTGAATTTTCATTTAATGACCTTTTGAATAACTTGAATATGAATACGGATGATGATGTTTTTGAAGACCACGAACTGGTTGAAAACGACCCGTCTTATGAAATCAAATTCTTTGAAAATGTGGATATTTCCAAAGTGTTCGATGAATGTAAACCTACAGACTATGACAAGTTATATTGCTATTATTCGGGACCTAACTGTATATTGAGGTTTGGTGATAATGAAGGAAACGGATTTGTTGAATTTACAAATCCTGGTATAGAGACCGAAACGATATTGGAAGTATATTGTATGAAATATGGAGATAACAATAGTTCGGTTTCTGTATCATTGGATGATACAGAATCACAAGTACAAAAAATAGAATCGAAAAATTTTGACAAGTTAATCTTTGACTTTGAAAAAATTGATTTCAACAAGATAAAAATATCGTCATTGGGAATAGGTTTTATAGACAGGTTTACCTTGTCCGATATGATTTTCATAGATAAGGGTAAGATGGCGTTATGTTTGCCGGGTTCGGAGACATCCAAATTCTACAGAGGTAAGATTACGGCGACCGGAGCGATAAGGATAAACGGCGCAAATCATGGACTTCCTTGTGCAATGGTTGGAAATGTTACAAATATTCCGATAATAAATATAATATAATAATAAAGATAAATTATGAAAAATATATTAAGTTTTGACGATTTTATTTTGAAAGAATCGATTCAACTGAATGAAGGTCTTTTGCAAAATCTTTTTGGCGCTCTATTCGGACATGATATGTGGAGTACTGTAAAAGGTGAAAATATCATAAAGGATGAGTTCAAAAAGATTGACGATAAATTGAACGGATTCAATCTAACAAAGATAAAGAATCCGAATGCTTCACAGGATGTACGCCAGACTCTGGTCGACTGGGCTGATGAGATATATAAGGCCAAGAAAAAATTAAAGGAAGAAACGGATAAAGATAAGGAAGGTGATGATAAAGAAAAAGATAAGAAAGAAGATGGAAACAATATTCTTCCGGTATTGATTGGTTCGTTTAAATTTGAAGGTGATACAGAAGAGGCTATAAAAAAAGAAATAGAAAATAACGAAGAACTTAAAAAATTGTCGGAGAAAACCAAAGATGAAATTCTGACCGCTTGGAAAAAGGTTCAAGACGACAAGGAACTCTCAAAGAAACTCGATGAACTCAAGTCCGAAGTTGAAAAAATAGACAAGAAATATCAGAAAACCCTCGATGATGTGACTGGCAGTTCCGCCGACTTGAAGAGATGGGCGAATATTTTGAAGGACAGAATGAACGACATTATCGATAAGATTCTTTGTGGTAAATATGATGAAGACAGTGAACTCGCAAAAGACCTTGAAAAGATACAAGGTGAGAAGGAGAAGAAACTCAAGGAGGAAAATGAAGAAGAAATAAAGATTGTCAATGAAAAAGCAAAAGTAATTGATAAACAAAGAAAAGAATTATTTTCAAAATGTAACATAAAACCGACAGATAAGAAAACCGCACCGGAATTTCTCAATAATTTTGTGAAGGTGTTTGATGATAAGAAACTTTATGAAAGTTTTGAGATGAAGAACTTGAAGGGTAAGAGTAAAATTTCACAAGACCATATTGATTTCTTCAAAGATTCTTTCGGAATTGACATCAAAGATGATGCAGACAGAGAATCGGTTTTTAAAACAATGTACTGTATCAACAGAGATGTTCTTTCAGATATAGACGATAAAAATGTATTTTCAAACTTTGAAAAAATATCTGGTGAATCTATTCACGCTTTCTTTGTATCATATTGTAACTTATTGTTTTCTGCATCAAATACGGGAGACAAAGGAAAGTTGTCAAAGGAGATGACGGATTTCATAGCACACTGTGCAATGTCTTCAACAGTAGAGATAGGTTTCGGTTTACCTTTCACAAAAGAAACCGAAAATAATATACCAAAGGAAGGTGAGGAGGATGAGAGAGTTGGTATGTTGAATTATTATATCGGCAAGACACAAAAGGTTCTTGAAAAATCGAATGAGGGACAACCTATATCAAACGCATTGAGTAAACTTGTTGGTGATGTTGTGGAGGTCGCAAAGGAAATAAAAGAAAAATACGAAAAAGAACAGGAGAAAGAAGCCGACAAAGAAAAACAAGAAGAAGAAAAGGAGGACAAATAATATGGATACGATTTTAAAATTTGAAGAATTTCTTCTGAATGAGAATAGGAAAAGACATATTCCGAAAGACATACGAAAAAAAGTAATGGCGTTTCTCAAAAAGATAGACACCGACAAAATTAAAGGTCTAGTCAAAAATATTTTGAAAAATAAGGATAATTCGGTGTCTGAAAGTAAGAAAACACCGAAACTCGATATAAAGAAAGTAACGAAGTTCTTTTTTGATAGGATTGATTTTTCTATGGATGACAAATATCTTGACGATATAAATGACGCTATTATTTCATTCACGAAATTTGCAAGAGATGAATTTAAAAAGTTGAAATCTGATGAAACGATATTCATTACATTCGCATCCATGATATATTGGGCGTATTTCTGTTACTCGGGGGATGAGAAGTTCTTGAAGAGAAACGATATACTTGAATATTTGTTTTATGCGGCTCTTCCCGCCAAATATAATGACTTGCCCGTAGTTGATGATGACGAGGATAAGGACGAAGAGAAACAAAGGGGGTTATTCAGTTATTTCACCGATTATTTTGAAGAAGAGCTTTCAACGAGCGAGATACTTCCAAATATCAAGAAACTGGAAAAGAAGGTAGATGAAATGGGAAAATAAAAAAAAAAGGTTCCGAAATTCGGAACCTTTTTTTTGATTGAGTCTCTTACATCGGAATTGCCGGACCCATCTGTGGTGCCGGAAGACCGATTGTCTCTTCTGCCCAGTAGTCACAGTTGAATGTGATTTGAAGTTCGTTTGCTTCGTTGACGGAATCATAGTTCCTGTCACCCATACCGGTTATCTGACCTGTCGGGAAGATGTCATAGCAGGTAATTTTTCTCCAAACGGAACCGTCACGGTTGTATTCAACTATAATCATAGTTCCACAGTAGATTACCTTCAAACCCTGTGAACCCGTTGCCGGATTGTAAATCAAGTTTGTCCAGTTACGGAGAGCCGTGTAGATGTAGTTCTCGTTGGCGTTGTTCAAGTTCAATGAGAATGTTATACCGAGTTCCAAGTGTGTCTGGTCCGGACCGCCGGCATAACTTCTTTCAGCAAATTTGAACTTTTGTCTTGCAACACCTACCGCCGGATTCAGACCGTCGAGACCCGAAATACTACGGACATGTTCAAGAAGAAGAGCCGAATTGGCTGTCACTTGCTGCTCCAAAGGAGATAAAATCGTAACCTCGAACAACGAGGGGTTTACAACTTCCCATTTATTCGTGGCAGCATGACTGTTTCTATAATGCGATAAAGACATAATATATTTATTTTTAGTTGTTTATGTTTCGAGAAGAAACTATCCTCTCACATTATTTATGAAATTTTATTTCCAGTTGTTTTCTTTTGCGATATCATCTATTAAATTTCTTTTATATAAGAAATTAAATGCGGACCTATTCATTCTTTTAAATTCACTTCTTGAACCATATTTTTTAGATTCTGTTTTTGCAGAATCTATTGTCCATTCTTTTTTACGTAATTCCAACCAAGTCATCTCCTCCAACCATCCATTCTCTCTTGCTATGCAATAAGGTCTACTGTTTCTACTGAAAGCATTTCTATTCTTATATTTGTGTGATTCTTTAAAAACAAGTTCCTTGGTCCATTTTATTTTCGGTTCTGGTCTGTGTAACCAAGTCATTTCGTCAAGCCATCCGTTCTTCAACGCAACACAATATACAGTTTTGTGTTTTCTATAAAATTCCACCCTCGACCCATATTTCCTCGACTCCTCGAAAACCTCCTCCTTCGTCCATTCCGTCCTCACGAGTCTATTTATCCACGGCATCTTGTCGAAGAGTTTGTGTTTTCTTGCGTACTCGTATGGATAAGGCGAGTATTTCTTGAAATCCTTCCTGTTCGTGTATTTCCTCGATTCCTCGATTACAGTTTCGTCCGTCCATTTAAAATGAAGACCTATCGAACTGCACCCAACACCAACTTTCGCCTTATTTAATAGTTCATATCCATTGTTTTTATATACTTCAACCCAATATTTTTCCTTTTCTTGTGACTCTAAAATAGTTAAATTATTTTCAAGATATTTGGGTTCAGGAACGGATTTTCCAATTGACGTGAAGTATTTATATACTGGTGAATTGGAACTTTTGTTAATAGAAAACTTTCCAGTGGAGTGTTCTTTGTGTCTTCGTTCTTTATCGATAGTCAAACCTATATATGCGATTTTATTATTATTGTCTTCATATACATACACACATCTCTTTTTATCATCATTTTTATAATTTGAAAGCCAAGTCATTTTATCCAATAGACCGAGTTTTAATGAATATTTATACGCTGAATTTGATTTTCTTGCAAATTCGGTTCTATTCTTATATTTTTTGGATTCTTCCAATAACAATTCTTTTGTCCACTTCATATTTTATTTATGGGTAAAACTCCAAAAACATTTTTTCATAAATAATATATATAAAAATAAAATGCAATAATTATGGCTTTAGATGCAGAATTAAGTAATTTGAAATCAGCCGGTACCTATCGTTTTGAAAGAGACCTTAGTACCATTTCAAATGACACAACATCCTTCTCAAATTTGAGACTGGTTGTCGGTTTCTCGAAGACAGGTCCGTTCAATACACCTATGCTCGTAACCAATTCGGCACAGTTTATCAAATTGTATGGTCCTATCGACCGTTCTCTCGAGAAGAGGGGTTCATACTTCCACAGAAGTTGTCTCGTGGCATTAAGTGCAGGTCCTATTCTTTGTTTAAATCTTTTAAACCTTGACCCGGACATCGACCAGGTGCCAGAGAAAACATTCTCCGTCAATACGAAGTATTTCAACAAACCACTGATTACATTACCATTGATATCTATCTATGACACGGATAAATTCTGGTATGCAAGTGAACAGAGTTACCTTGACGGAATAAATACATATCTAAGTTCAACAGTCTCTCCTTCTATTAAGAATTTCATTACTCCGGAGGAAAAGGCAAAATACACAAATGATTACACTGATGACATTCTTCATTTCACGAATGTCGGAAAGAAACCTATTTCGATTCTTGTAAAAAAGGCAAGCAGTTATGCCACTATGAACTATGAATGTACATTGAATGACTGGTATGGAAAGGACAATGTTCCCGAATATCTTAACGGTACTTCATATGTAAGTGACTATATGGTTGAAGTGTATGTCATCGGTGGTGATTTTGGTCCGGCTCTTGAATCGGTCAACACAATACCTTCATTTATGGATTTGGATGATGACGGTGCTACGGAAATCTTGAAACAATACATTGAAGTAAAGGTGACCGATGAAACAAATCCTTATGAAAGATTTACTTCAGACATTATTTTCCAGAAGTATTTCGACAAGAACGGTTTCATCCGTAAGGAAAATGACACCGATACCACAGACACGAAACTTGCAAGGTTCTTGAACCTTTCGTCTGTAAATCTTCTTGGAAAATACACGGGTTCTCTTATCCCTAACTTCGTAACAAAGTTCGGACAGAACATCTGGATACAGAAACTCGTCAACGATGATGTAAATACAACCGGACTTTTCTGTGTTGAGAATGTTGAAAAACTCGAAGATGTAACTGAAATTAACGGTGTAATCAACGAAAAGATTGACTTAATCGGTAATAACATACCCGCTATTATGAAAAGCACCGCTGAAACTAATAGTGCTGATACCGATGAAAAGATAGACCTGAACTTCTTGTCATACAAAGCGTCATACACCGCCCCAAAACAGCGTTTGATGTTCTATGCTGAAATAAACAACGACACAAGTGAAAATGAAGACGAAAGCAGAGACGGTTATGTAGTTTATGAAAGATACCCGGTAAAAGACAGAGAGGATGAAGCGATGCCTCAGAAATACGCTTGGAAACTCACCACGCTGATTATTGAGAAAGGTAGTTTCAAGGGAGAATATGAAGTCGATGGAGATAACTGCATAGATTTACCTGGTGATTCAGATGTTGATATTTTTGAATTTATAAGTACACAAGGTACTGAAGACGGGGATTTGACTGACATAATCTACACTTATGAAAGCAACTTCAACGCTAGTGTTATTCCTAGTAAGATAAAGGTTTTCAATGAGAATAATGAAGAGATAACAGTTACAAAATTCTCTTATGATGAAACTCCAAACCCATTGATTACAAAAATAACTATGTTCAACGATGATGTAGTTATATTCAATGGTCAAGAATATACTTTGGATAAACTGCACACAACATCTAAACCGGATAGTGAATTGGTAACCCTCCGTGGTAATGAAATCCTTATACCGGTTGGTGCAAATGTAGTGGCTGGTGATTATATAATTTCCAACTATTATCGTAGTGAGAATGAGGAGATGGAGACATCAAAACTTGAATTTTCACGTCTTACCCGCATCGTAGAGGTTCGTGGTGTATATGCAGACACTTCTGATGACAGTGATTTTGATAACATTCCTTCAAGACTTAGAAAGGTCGCTTTGAAGGTCATCTGTGCAGATGTTGTAAATAAGGATGAGAACTATATCCAGAAATTCAAAACCGTAGACCAGTTTGCAGACCGTTTCCAGTGGACCTGCTTGAAGGGTTATCAAATTCGTGAGGATTTGATGCCTGATGGTACTAACGAAAGACAGAATGAAATTCTTGATATTCTCCGTGAAAATCCAAAGTATTCGGTTATGAAGTCGAGTCTTTACAAATCACTTTGTGACAATGACTATATACAATGGAGATACCTTGTAGATACATTCGGTGGTGGTATCGAGGAGAACAGCAAGAGTGTTTATACTCTCCTTTGTCAAGGTCGTAAGAGTGCCCTTGCAATTATCAACTGTCCTTCACAAGTTGAGTTCAAGAAGTCAACCGACCCGTCATTTGTAAACAAAAGAAATTCTGTCGAGGCTGAGTTTATAGCAAAGGGTGGTGACTCTTCAAAGACCCCATCGTTCCTTTATTCACTTCCAACGGCAGAACAAGGAGCTTCATTCGGTGCATACTACTATCCTTTCTTGAAGATTTCGGATTTGAGTGCTCCAAAGAGTGTTCCACCGGCACCTTATGTATCCAACCTCTATATGGCCAAATATAATGCAGCAAACGCTTGGTCGATAGTTGCTGGTCAGAGAAGAGGTGTTATCTCGGGCAACCAGATTATCGGTGTTGAGGCTACTCTCGTACACGACAATCGTGACTGGTTGGAACCTATGGGTATCAACTCAATTATCTGGGAAAACGGTGTAGGTGTTGAAATCTATGCAAACAAGACTGCAAAACAGACCCCTAAGTCTGCATTGAGTTCAATACACGTTCGTGAGTGCTGTATCTATATTCAGGACAATATCGAATCTATACTCCGTAGATACATATTCGAGATGAATACGGCACAGACCCGTCTTGAAATCAAGACTCTTGTTGACAACTTCCTCGAAGGTGTCAAGACAAACGGTGGTATCTATGAATACAAGACCGTTATGGACACTACAAACAACACACAGGAGGTTATCGACAACAATATGGGTGTTATCGACATCTATATCGAACCTGTAAGAGGTCTTGAAATCTTGACACAGAGACTGACGGTTATGAAGACCGGAGGTATCGCTGCCGGAGCTTTTGAATAATCCGTTCACATTTTTTAAGAAAGCGGTGGTTTCCCCACCGCTTTTTTTATTCAAACATAAATAATATATAATGACACGATTATATAACTATGAAGAAATTTTCTGACGATATGGTCATATTGACCGAAGAAGAGATGAAAACTGTCGATGTACTTTCCGAAAAAATCGTTGAACTGTTAAAGGAAGGAAAATCAACGGATGACATATTAAACGGAAATATCGACGAAGGTATTCTCGGCGGTATAGTCGGAGGTATAGCGGGTGCCACCATAGGTCCGGCACTCGGAAGGGCTATATGCAGGGCTCTCGGTATAGAACACGGAATACTATACAATTTCTTGAACAGTAGAGTATTTCTCGCCGCAGTATGCAGTTATGCAGGATTGAAGTATTAAAAATAATTTTTATATATATGGATAACATTTTGATTAAAATAGGTCCGGAGACAAGTATAGGGGCACGATTTCCTATTGTTTATAATGACAACAACCAGAAGATAATAGACGCCATAAATGGTATAGAAACTCATATTGAAAATATTAGAACAGTACAAACCAAAAGGATTCTTCCTGTTCTACAATACAATGAGACTAAATATCAACAGATGAAGGTGAGTTATGATGACTTAAAAGACAATTATGACGAACTCCTTTCTAAATATAATGAGTTTTCACAAAAATATGATGCTCTTTTGAATGCCTTCAATCAAATAGATGATAGAATAGAAGAAATTATAGAAACTGGTCTCGTTGTCCCGACCAATATTTCTGCATTTGAAAACGATGCGGGGTACATTACATCTACTGAAGTTCCCACCGCACAGGTAAACGCCGACTGGGAAGCCACAAGCGGTGCAGGACAAATTTTACACAAACCGACACTTTTTAGTGGTAACTACAACGACTTGGAAAACAAGCCGACAATCCCAACCGTTCCGACCAACGTTTCTGCATTCACCAACGATGCAAACTACATAACTTCTGCTGATGTTCCGGCACAAGTAAATGCCGACTGGAACGCAACTAGTGGTGCAGGACAAATCTTGAACAAGCCTGAACTTTTCAGCGGAAACTACAACGACTTGGAAAACAAGCCGACAATCCCAACCGTTCCGACCGCAGTTTCAGCATTTGAGAACGATGTCAACTATTTGACCTCGGAGACCGACCCAACGGTTCCCGACTGGGCAAAAGCAGAAAACAAACCCACATACAGCTATTCGGAGATTGCAAATAGGCCGACAAATGTTTCATCATTCACAAACGATGCAAATTATATTACAAATACCGTCAATGACCTTCTTTATTATTATAAGAAAACGGATACATACAGTACTTCAGAAATAAATGCTTTGGTAGGTTCAATAACTCATTTTAGTTGGGAGATATATGCAAATATATCAAGTATTACAAATCCTTCTCAAAATGTGTTGTATCTCATAGGTCCAACTGGTACTGGAACAGATAAATATGAGGAGTTTGTTTATACAACAAATAATGAATTTATAAAGATAGGTGATACTACGATAGATTTATCAAATTATGTTCAAAAAGACGGTAATAAACAACTTTCCACCGAAGATTTCACCACTGCACTCCTCAATAAACTTAATGGTATAGAAACTGGGGCACAAGTAAATATAAAACCGGATTGGAATGCTGTAACAGGAGATAGTTCAGAAATACTTAATAAACCAACAATTCCGACCAATGTTTCCGACCTCACCAACGATATTGGATACATCACATCTGCTGATATTCCCGCTCAGGTAAACGCAGACTGGAATGCTGTAAGTGGTGCAGGACAGATTTTGAACAAACCTAATATATCCGATGAATTTGTGATAGAATTGATTGGTAGTTATGTTAATAATAATCCTGTAATCTCTTCCAATATAACATTTGAAGAAATGATGGAGGCGTATAATAACGATAAACAACTCATATTGAAGTTTAATTTTACCAATTCATTCTTTGGTGTGGGTAGTGAATCGACCGTTTATTTAAAGAATTTTGAATACTTTGAACTTGAAGTGGAAGATACTCCTCCACCAGATTATACTTATCATATGGTTATCGGTGTTAAATTTTTTGCACACGTTGGAGCAAGTTTATTACCAAATATTTTTGAAAATATTGTCCTCACGGAAGGAAATCTTATTCCTAATACAGAGACACATTCTTTAAATGTGTCTATTGATAACATAGTATTCGCCACATCATTCATATTGGATACACCAAAAAACGCAACAAACGGAAATGTTGGAATAAATGTAATGAATTATAATAGTCAGACATCTGACTATGATATTAATAATGGTGGTATAATCATATCCGGAAATAATGCTACCAGTGTAATTACCAATTCTAATGGTGATATAATTGTCGATACACCCGTAGGTGATGGACTTGAAATAACACAAAATGGTCTTCAACCAAAAGTAGATGGTACAACCATTGAAATCAATTCAAATGGAGAATTAAGTGTTATTGGAGGTGGAAGTGGTGGAAGTGGTGAAGGTATGGTTCTTGAACTGTGGGGTTCTTCTCCAAATTACGGTAATGTTGGGCAAAACCTTAGTATAGTCGTACTTAGAACTAGAGATGATGTATATCAGTGGAACGAATCTAGTGATTATGGTAGTAATACAACAGATTCAAGAATAAGAGATTCGATATTATCAAAAGTACTTGATATAGTATATGGTAAAAATCTTCCAGTAGGTACAGCAAGACCAGAAATATTAGTAAAACTTGGTTATACCTATTACCGTGGTAGGACTGATGTAGAACCTATAGAATATGTAACAAATATAATTAGTGGAAGACATATAACTTATGCATCATCTTATTTATATATAATATATCAAGTTGAAAATTTTACTTCATCGAGTGCAAATAATCTAAGGGGTGTTAGTAGAGCGATAACATTCAGTTACACCAAAGAAGAAGATAGAATATGGGTTAATCCTACCTAATCCTAATTCACAATAATCACAGATTAAAAAAGCTCTAACTTAATTTGAAAGTTAGAGCTTTTTTAATTGTTATGTGAAAAAATAGTATCTTTGTAAAAAATGATTGGTTATGTTACTTCAATATCAAAAATTCCCATTGTGTCAGATGACCGGATATGAGGAGAAAACGACTTTCTGGAATGACTTTACGATAGCGGATGCTTTCGGAAAGTCCGCCATACAAGATACTTTCAACCGTGCTTTCAGTGAATGGAAGACAAGTCTGGAATATGTCACCGAACTTGTACTCGTCTTGAACTGGAAGATGTGGCAACACTCCGACAACGGAAACGTAGAGTTCGGAAGACTGTATGAAAAACTGTGGAGAAAAACCGACAACTGGTGCATGAAGAACCTTAAAGGTGATGAATTGAGTTATTATTTAAGAACAATAGACTGATTGCTGCTATGTCCGATAAAGAAAAAAGAATTAAAGAACTTGAAGAACGGATTGAGAAGTTTGACAAGATAATTTATGACCTTTACAGTATCCAGAACGATACGGAGACTGCAAGTCTATTTCTTACGAAGCTTGAAGAAATGGAGGAAGAATTAAAGAAATTAAAAGGTGAATAAATGAAAAACATAGTATTTTTTGACTTGGAGACTACGGGAGCTCCAAAGAATCCGGCGTTGACGAGAATCATTGAGATTTCCGGTATCAAGGTGAATGAGAACCTTGAAATCATAGACAAGATTTATTTCAAGTGTAATAACGACGGTGTTCCCATTGAACCGGACGCTTTCGAAAGACACGGTATTCCGGAATCCGATTTGGTGGATTGTCCGACATTTAATGAAGTTGCACCAGCCGTATTCAAGTTCTTTGAAGGATGTGACATCGGAGGACACTACTGCACCTTCTATGACGCACCTATTCTCTACGAAAGTTTCCTGAGAGCAGGTCTGACTTGGAATTTCCGTGACTTGAAGGTGTATGACACATATAGCATATACAAGAAGTTCAATTCGGGCAAACTCGGTGAACTCTATAAGAAATATACGGGGGAAGACCTTGAGAACGCACACAGTGCCGATGCAGACACGTTGGCGACACTCGAAGTGTTCAAATACCAGTCGAAACACGGTGAGACACTCGATGAAACCGAACTCTCTGCGTATTCTGACCGCCTCGACATTATGGGTAACTTCAAGGTCGGCCATAAACCGGACGGAACAAGATATGTGTATCTTCCTTTCGGAAAATACAAGGATAAGCCGGTGGATGAGATTGACCCGAGTTATCTTGAATGGATGGCGAACAACGATGAAGGTTTTCCGACCGACACGAGACTTTATGCCCGTAAACTTGCAGACAAACTTAAAAGATAAGATATGAAAAGAAAATTTACAGACAAATACACGGGAAGATTAAAGAAAGACAAGAGTGTGTTCTTTGAACCGATACCCGAAAACAATCGTATCGGAGGTGGACTTTCAAGAACCACTAAATTCTACGCTATAATCGAGTCGATGACATACTATAAGACGGAGGATGATAACTACGCCAATTTTGAAGATTTATTCGAAAGAACTCCGGAGTTTAAAAGTATGGATGAACTCAAAGAATATATGAACACCAATAACATCCGTATCGGTTCGGAAATGACCAGAGTCGTTCCCATAAACGACGGTGAACACAAGGTGTATAAAAGAGAGGTGAAAGTGCCTATAACAGACATATCGTACCGTATGAAGTATTCCATCAACATAGACGCCTTTGTAAATCTTTCACACGAATCGGATGAAATGCCGGGTATCGAAATTCCGGAGTATATCGGAGATTTGGAGACAGCGGAATGTGACGCACATTCATATGCTATGCAAAGTCTTTATTCGGTCATAAAGAGTGAAAATGCAAAAAGAAATCATCTTGAAGAATGTAAGGTTGATGTGAACGAGATGTTAAGTGTCAGAGACGCTATGAGACTTGAACTTTCACCCGAAACACTCGACAACACCATAGAATTTCTGGAAACGAAAAAGGCGAACATAAATGAAAAGTTTGTAGCGAAATATGACAATATGATAAACAAACTCAAAATGATAAAGGAAATAAAGGCGAAGGGGTTATAAAAAAAGGAGTGAAGTTCACTCCTTTTTTGATATTAAATAAAATCTCTGATGTCCACTCCGTTGTATGCGTAATAGTCTGTTACTGCGTCATATTTGATTTCAAACTCACTTTTACCGTTATATAAAATGTCATCATCAAATTCATATTCCTTGTCATCGAAATAGAACGACATTTCTTCCAAATATCCACCCACAGTAACTTCTTCGTATCCACCTCTTCTTGGGTATGAATCATAAGATACTCCCAATTTCACATAACAAGTTATCTTTTCACCGGATACTTCCATATTGATTTCGAATTCCACATCATTCTGGTCGTAATATTCGGCAAGATTTTCTTCTATGTAATCTTCTACATTTCTTGTTATTTCCCTTATGTTTTCCTTTGTGGCGAATCCTCTTAAAAATTTCCTTTTTTCCTGTTCATCATAAACGGTGTTTTCTGGTTTCGGGTGCAATACACCTTGGTTATACTTCCTTCTCTCCTTCTTCAATATTTTAAGTCTTTGCTTTAATGTTTCCCTGTCCATAGACTCGACTGAATCCTTCAGTGTATCGAAATTTTTCAATACGAGAAGTTTTCCGTTTTCAAGTTCAATATAGAATGTGGGTTCATCGTCGCCAAATCCGGAGTTCTTATATTTTTCCTTATATTCATCCCTGTCTCCCACCAAACCCAGTATATCACTGTCTTGTGTGTCATATAATATCCTCTTATCCCAATCATATTTCGGATAACCGTTCTGTTTTATGATTGTACGGAGTCTATTACTCTGGAAAGCCTCATTTATGAACTCTTCATATTTTTTTATGTATCCCATATATGTTATTTTTATTTACATTATTTATGAATATTTTTCAATATAGAATATAAAAAAAGAGAAACTCTTTTGGAGTTTCTCTTTTATTTAATTTACTATTAAACTACTGTTTAGTAGAGATTTACACCCTTACCACACATTACTTCAAAAGCATAGTAGTAAAGTTGTGGGTGATGTCCTGCACGAACAATAGCATAACGTGACTTCAATGAAGTTACAGGAGCACCTTCCATACCTTCTGCCGGATAAGAGAGCTTATCAGCCATCAAGTAAGGCATGAAAACGATACCTGGTTCATTGTCCTTACCCTTACGACCTACTACGATGTGACCATCTGTATAAGGCATATTCGGGTCAACATAGATGCTTACACCTGAAATTGCACCGATTGGGTAGAGAGAACCAGCGGTCTGGTTGATGGTGTTAGAAAGTGGATAAGCTGTGAAACCAGCACAATCCTGGATAGCGGCTGCGATACCTGCTGCACATACAGCGAAGGTACCAGCACCTCTACGACCTCTTTGAGCGATGAGTGTAGAAGCAGCGAGAATCTTCGAGTACAGTCTTCTCTGGATTGTACCGAGAGTTTCAGCACCACCTGCTACGAATACAGTTTCGTATCCTTCTGGCTTATCTTCATTCGGGTCAACGAAGAAGAATGTGTTAAGGTTGATACCTTCAAATGCAAGAGCTTCCTCGTGGTTCTTCCAACCAAGTTCGAAGATATTGTTCAACAACTCACGGTTGATGTGCTGTGTCAACTCGTTTACGAGTTCTGCTTCAACCTGTGCGAGAGCGTCAATACCGTAAGCCTTGAGGTCCTGAATCTGTTCACGAGTGATAGCACCCTTAACCTGAATGGTCTTGGCTTCTACCTTCTCGGTGAATACGTTCAATGACATCATATTACTTGGTGTTGATTCACCAGTTGCTCTGTCATAAGACTGTGCTGACATAGGTTTGCCGTTCTTGAATCCAGCACCTGTGAAACCAGGGATGAAATCTTCGAGAGCCTTTACAGTGTCGATGTCGATAACATAGTACTTTTCAGCAATCATTTTAGCATCGTCACCCATAAGAGTTTCTGCGAGAGTTATTGATGCACCTTCACCACCGTTCCACTTCTTTTCGTGCAATATCGTCTTTTCTTTTACTTGGAAGATAGGACGACCATCGATACGACCGAGAGCAACGAAAGTGAGTTCGTAATCACCAACTGTTATTGGAGCCATACCAGGTTGGAAAGTAGCTTGAAGGTCTTTAAAACTTGCGGCGTGATTTACAGCGTCATAGTCTGAATCAGAATCACTACCATCTGCTGTTGCAAGTGTCAACTTAACCATAAGAGGAGCAGTTGTTGATTCATTACCTTCTGGCCATTTACCTTCAAAACGTGGGTTGATGTTAGTCTTACCACCTTCATAAACATAGTCCATATACTGAAGGATTCCGAGAGGACCTTGCATTGGAACTACTGGAACCAAGTCCAAAGCGATAGTCTGTGCAGCTACCTGTACAGCGAGAGGGAGAAGTGAGAATGGATTATCACCACTACCACGTTGTCCGTCGTAACCGTTGTTAGGGTTAGCACCTGGGAAGAACATATCACCCATACCACCAACATTCATTCCTGGGTTAAGGTGAGCATATCCCATTACTGACTCATTAAGTTGTTTCTTTTCGTACATATCGTGATAAGCACAATATTTACTCATCCAAGTCAACTTGCTTCTATCAGTAATGCCAGTTGACTCGGTAATAAAACCTGACCAAGCCTTCATTGTTTCGGCTTCGTTCAAAATAACATTTTGTAACATAATTTTATTCCTTTTTTTATTTTATATATAGTCAACTGAAGTACATTGCTTCTATTTACTTCAAGTTTCTTTTTTTTTTCTTACGGTATTTATGTAAATTTATTTTACACAAATCCTTTCGCAAAAAGTGTGGTAATTTGAGTTACCACACATTATTTATGAAAATTTATTTTCATTTATTCCTGAGTGTTGAAAATATTTTCAAGTTCGTGCATACAATTTATGAATTTCTTGATATTCAATTCTTTATATGACAAAACCATTACAGCACCCAAAAGTTTTCCTTCATAATACAGGTTGAATGTATATACCCACTTAACAAATGTGTTATGAGACATCATATGATAAAGTTTCGTATCAACCTTCTCGAACTCCTCCCTTGAACAGTATGCGAACTGCTGCTGGGTGAACTCCGGATTGTCAAAAATGTCATACTTGGTGACATGCTCGTCCTTCAAGGGTGATGTATCTATATAAGGTTCACCCTCCTTGCAAATGTCGATTGTTACATCAAACTTTCTAAACGGAAACGAAGTCGCTATATTTGTGGAACCGTTGTGGTATTCTATAAGATAGATATACTCACAACCGGTTTCCTTCATAGTCGCACGCAATTTTTTCTTGACATCTGTATAGACTTCTTGTGACTTCACCAGTTTTTCTTGATGTACATCATTCTGTTCCTTTATGGATTTGTCTATTGCATTTTCGACTGTTTCGGGAACTACCTCCTTAATCTTATAGTCAACAAAGTAACCTATTCCAAATATGGTCATACCGATGAGAAGCACAATCAAGACGGTTTTTATACCATATGTCTTGATGAGCCCCAACAGTAATGTTCCATATTCTTTTATCCAAGCAAATATTGATGAAAACATTTTTTATTCGATTTAGTTCTTTCTCATACGGTATTTAATCTGTTCTGACATTGCAACGAGTCTGTCCGACATACCTTCGTTAACCTTGCCATCACTCTTGTTTGCGGTAACTGCTTCATTTATCTTCTTCATCGGAACTTGTTTCTCCCTCATATCACGAGTGTTCCAGAAATAAGCTGCCGTTTCGGCGTTATTTATAATGAACATCTTTGATTCTGAAAGGATTTCCTGCTTTCTTTCATCTGAAAGGTTAGCCCATTTTTCTTTGAGTCTTGCCGGTATGAAGTTTACAAGTTTGAACTCGTTTGAATTTTGAAGAGCCCTTCTCGATTCTTCAATCTGTTCAGCTTCCTTCTGCTTCAATTCAGCATACTGTGTCTTTACGGTTGAAATGAGATTTCCAAGTTTTTCAGTAAGTTCGGTCTGGTATTTCTTAGCGTCAAATTGAGATTTCTTAACAGCGGTTTCTCTCTTATTTACCGTATTAACTTTATTAAATGAATTGTTGCTTTCGTTTATCTTTTCAGCACCTTCCATATTGTTGATACTTTCAACTATATAGTTGTTGTGTGAAACGATGTTGTTCATACCTTCAGAAATATAGTTGCTGTATGACTTCAACTGTTCAAATTTCTCATTCAATGAATTTGTTTCATCAATCATCTTGTTGCAGTTCTCTGCGATGTAGTCTTGATGTTCAATTGCCTGGTTCAATTTTTCAACGAGATAATTCGAATGTGCTATATTCTTGTTCTGCTCTTCTGCAAGCATATTCGAGTAGTCTATCGACTTGTCGAGCATTTCAGAGATGTAGTTCTGATAACCGATTGTGTCATTCAAGTTTTCAACTATGTAGTCTTGATGTTCAATCATCTTGTTGCAGTTCTCAACTATATAGTCTTGATGGTTAATCATCTTGTTGCAGTTCTCTGCGATGTAGTCCTGATGTTCAATCATCTTGTTGCAGTTCTCTGCAATGTAGTCCTGGTGAGAAATTGCATTGTCGAGTTGTTCTGCAAGATAAACAGTGTATTTTTTAAGGTTGTTGTATCTTTCTTCAACCTCGCCCATCTTTGCATCAACACTATTTGCCACCAAGTTTGAAATAAGTTTGTTATCTGTCTTTCCATCCTCGAAGGCTTCAGTTGGTTTCAAACCTTCCTTTTCCTTCTTGAATGAATCCAATTCCGTCTTATAATTGGTGATAGCGGATTGCAAATCGGCTATAATTTCCGAAAGATTTTCTGTATATCTCTGGAAATCTTCAAAAGAAATGTAATTTGCATTATCCATATTATTTGTATTGTTTGTATCGTCTATTGTACCGTTAGAAGCCCTGTTGTTTGTGTTCTTGTACTGCTGGGTTGCTCCAAACCTATCAGTCTTGTATCCTTCTGAACCCGGTTCAGGAAGAAGTTCAGTATTTGTCTCATAGATTTCAAAGTTATCCGAACTTGAAATGAGTTTCATACCTTCGTTGACTTTGTTGTAACTTTCATTCAATTCACTGAGGGCTTTTCTTGAAGTTTCTGAAATCAATGATGAACCATATCCTTCGTTTACTCTTGATAGAACAGCGTTGGCGAAACCTGGGTCAGCAACCAAATCGTATGTGAAGAGTTGTTGAAGTCTTACTCGTCCTGTTGATTCGTCAACGGTTCCAGCGGCTCTTGAACTGATATGTAAAGGAATACCGTCCTTTACAAGCGCTTGTGCCTCCTTACCCTTCGTAGTATTCAGAAGACGAATCTTTCCAACGATGGCGTTTTTTTGCGGGTCGTATTCAAGACTCTCTATCACATGTGAAGCGTTTGTCAATGAAATCTCATATCCGTGAGGATGGTCCAGTTCACCGAGAAGGGCGTGATTCTTTATCGTTTCCTTCAATGCTTCTATATGTGGAAGAAAGTCTGCACTTTCATAAATTCTACCATTACGGTTTTTCTGGTTGAAAGTTGTAAAAATACCGGTAAGAACTATTGAATTTTCGGGTGTTCCGAGATTGTTGACAACAGTCTCGTTGGTATATTTTATATCGGAACCCGAGCGTTCTACCACTAATACTCTTTTGTCCTTCATTTTAAAAAAATTGTTTTTTATCTATCTTTATTTATGCAAATGTATTTTCAATCATTATAGACCTCCGAAACCTCCGCCGCCTTCATCTTCGTCTTCGTCTTCTTTCTTTTTCTTCTTTTTTGATGGCTTGAAGTTTTCCTTTGGTTCACCTTCTATTATCTTTGCGATATCCTCTTCCTTATATCCTTCTTCACGAAGTTCCTTCTCCTCCTTGAACCTCTTGTTTTCCTTGAGTTCCTCATCGGTAAGTCCGAACCATTTACGAACCGCCCACTCGAAATCGAAGTAAGGTATCTGGTTACCTTCCTTGTCGGTTTCCACCATAGAACTCATAAGAGAACTTATGAAGTCAGACTGTTTCTGCAAGAACTCCATCTCCTTGTTCTTTTCAAACAATGAATCCGAATACCAATCCAGACCCATATTTACACGGAAATTTATATCCGTAGTAATTTCCGGATGTTTCAGACACATCTGAATATATAACGGCTTTATAAGGATTTCGGAGAAAATTGCACGAAGTCTCTTTACGAACTTCGAGAACCTTATCTCTTCACGGTTTATACCTTCGGCGGAAAGTGTGAATGTTCCCTCACCCTGTTCTTTTTCGAAACGGGTGAAAGGTATCTTTGACGCCTGTCTTAACTTGTCACGGAAATACCTCAAAGTTTCGGTATCCGATATTTCAGGACCGTCACCTCCGATATTCTGTATCTGCGGGGTCTCACCACCTTCGGATGCCATAAAGATGTCCTTGTAGAACTGCAACATAGGACGACCGTTGGTTCTTATCTCACCGGAATCCCAGTCGAAGTCCACAAGTTCTTTGTAGTTCGACATCGCCTGTGCAAGTGTCTGACGACCTCTCGGTGACTGTACCGAACCGACCGGTATTATATATTGTGTCTTGTAGCTTGCGTTTGTAACCGCCCATATTATACGGGTGGCCTCCATAGTCCTCAATATGTTGAATGAACGGATAAGTCTTTCCACATAGGATATTCTTGAAACGGCATCCGCCTTTGCATAGGCGAGGTATATAATCTGTGAGTCGTAAAGTATTCTGTCCTGTGTAACCGTTCCGTTTGGAGAGAACTGCTGGTTGACGAACCATATCTTTTCATTGGTGTTCGGGTCTATGCCCGGTGTGAGCATTGCTGGGTCAAGTTCAACGAAACCTATGATTTCGGTCTGTTCTTTGTTGTAAACTATTTCAAATGCAAGGAAACCGTCTATCAACCATTTACGGAAATAATCTGTGGCTTGAACAGTATCATAGAATCCGAAATAGTTATAGAGCTTATTATACTCTTCGTTCATTTCGTCGATTATACTCTGTTCAACCTTGTAGTTTAGTTTTGAAGATGCAAATTTGTTCGCCCCGTCAAAGCATACACACTCCTCACATATTATATCAAGTATCTCCTCGATTTCATCCTGTAGTGCATATCGTCTCAACTGCTCCTTTTTCTTGGCGTAGTTTTCTTCCGATAGGTTGAAATACCCCTTTGATAACGAAGGGTCGGTCGATGACATTCTTGCAAACAATACTTGAACCGCTTCATCGTTTAACGAACCTACTTGTGAAGAAGTGGGGTTCGATGTCATAACTTGCCTTTGCAAATCCAAATCCTGAGAACGGACATTCTTTATAATGTCATCCTTATAGTTCATACCGAAAGATGAGAGTTTCCTCAACATCCTTCTTACCGGATTCGGATTTATGGTATTGTTTCTATTATTTCCAGTAAAACCTGACATAAAGTATGTAATTTAAAAACTAATAAGATATTTATGATTAAAATTATTATTCATCCACATATTTTGAATCACTTGGGTCCACTCCGGTTTCAAACTGACCGGTTATCTCGGGACTTGACTGTTTGACCATCCTGTCCGGTTTCAGAAGTTCGGAAATAAATTTAAACTCACCCTTTGATATTTCATATTTTCTTTTCATATGGTTTCCTTCTTCAAACTCCTTCGCTTCCTTTTCATCTTTCAGAAAATCTAGTTCGTGTCCCCTTCTGACATAATCTCTCTTATCATACTCGTAGTTTTCAAGTTCTTTCTTGTAGTCTTTCATATTGTTGTTTTTTTATTTTTATCTTGAGTTACTCATTATATATTTATGATTTTTGTTATATTTAATAAGATGGAAATATAATATAAACTTATAAAAATGAATATAAACGAAAGATTTAATGTTTTAGTACAAGGTGTTATGCTTGCACAGAAGAACGGAGTGCTCTCATTGGATGAAGCAGTTGAAGCAAAATCATACATCGATGGTTTCCAAGAGGGAAAAAATATCAAAGACTCTCTCGACTATTTTATTAAGATTTGTGGACTTGCACAGAGAAAAGGTGTATTTTCGATACAAGATTCACATTTTCTCTACCTTGCAATAGATGGAATAGAAAAGGAAATTGACAATTTTCTCAAAGAAAGAGAAAAGACCACCGAGACACCACTGGTCGATAACGGAGATGGTAAAAACACCGATGACAAACAGAACAAGAAGAAGGGAAAATAATAAACCCTCACAGAAACAAAAAAGGAGGTCTTTTCGACCTCCTTTTTTGTTTTATGGTAATTCTATCACAAAAAGAAAAAGAGGTCAAAATTGACCTCTTTTTTGTTTAAGCGATTGTGGCTATTGCCCCGAGAATATTTCTCGTGTGTGTCATCATCTCGACATCATTATTGACGAGATTGACCTCCACTTCGTAATCCGTTGCAAGTGATGTCTGAACATCCACATCCTTCCATCTACGGAAACCCTTCTCACAAGTCACCACTATCCTCTCGTTCCAGTCTTCCGGGAATTTCGCTTTCATCCTCTCTATGTTCCTTCCGAGTTCGTAGAAACATATAGGTTGGTCGGATTCAAGTGTGTTGGCGAAATACATTGAAAAGATGTCACATTTTTCAAGCATTTCAAATTCCCATTCAATCTGTTCATTGGTGGCATTTGGGTCGTTTATGGGAAAATTGTCCCTTCTCGGATTGATGAGATATATGTCAACATCCGACTCCATCGGTGACTTCTTGAAATTCTCTATGACCCTTTTCTGCCACAACGGACATTTCTGAATACCTCCTGCGAGAAACACTTTGATGGAGTTCGGTGTAAAATCCACTTTCTCCACCGCTGTTACAATTTTAAGCATATTACTTGAAATTTAATATAAGTCTGTTCCCATTCTTTCTTTTCGTGAATTTTCTAATATTCTGTTCCTTGAAGATTACCGGAATGTTCTCACACATCTCTGTGAAATACGGTTCCTCATAAGTCTCACTAACCTGATATTCTTCGATTTTGTTTCTGTATCCGACTATCTCTATGGTCTTCTTTTCAGTATCGAAGATTATTTTCGAAAGTTTGTCCATAGGTCTGTTGATGATGGACTCCTTATCTTTGGCGTAAATCGCAAATGTACCGGTTGCCGAGATTGAAACACGAATATCAGCGTCTATCTTATCCCACTCCTCTGGGTAAAGACCGTTTAAAACATAGGCCACATTGTTTTTAATCACATAGGAATTTTCAAGAATATCATCAAAAATGTAAAATTCCTTTTTAGCACTCTTACTCATCTTTAATATTTTTAAACACTTTTCAATCTTGAATAATATTCTTCAAAACTTTCGGTCAACAGTAATGCCGGAAGTCCAGCAGGCCATAACATAATTGTTATGAATGCCGGCCAGATGAATGTTCTGTCAACAAGTTTCAAACTCTTCCAAAAATATCTGTATACAATCGGCTTGAAATATGAAGCTATCATTGCATACACAAATCCTATTAAGAAATATTCCATTTTTACAAAGATACTATTTTATTTATAAAAAAAGCAAATGTTTGAAATTGCTATATAATTGGTTAGGAATTGCTATATAATTTTGGGCGGGGATGGGGTCAAAGGGTTTAAGGGTTCAAAGTTTAAAGTTTAAGGTTCAAGGTTTAAAGTTGTTTCTAGGTTTGAGGATTTGAGAATTTGAGGATTTGAGGCTTAAATCTAGCCTTCGGGAGTACAAATTTCGAATAACAAAGAAACAAAATAAATAAACTCTTCTTCATCATTTTATCCGTTCATAATAAACATTTTTAACAACATTTAAACACGTATTGTCCCAAAAGTTATAGAACATAATTCCATTGGGGGGATAATATGTGAATTTCTTATAGTATCCTCCGTTAGGTCCTTCAATTCTTATAATAGTATCATTTAATATAGAATACGAATAGCCTGACAATAAAGAATGTTTTTCTATTATGCCATTGGTAGCAAACACAAGTGTGTCAGTATAATTATTATATACACATTCCGACATAGACGCATTTACAGCCCATTTACCTATCAGAAACGAAGCAGGATTTACTGCCGTATCTTGGCATTCTTCCCCTTGCTGTTTTATTAGCTTTTCTGTTCTTTGTTGTGGCTGACCCTCTGTTGGAAATATTGGCTCCGGCTTTTCACAGCCTACAAATGCTATCATCCCCATCATCCCGATAAGTAGTGATATTAAAATTGACTTTTTCATATTAAAAATTTAAAAGTTACTAAATTTATATTTTCCCTTTATAACAACTTGATTTTATATTCCTTAACAAAAACTCCGCAGCCTTCTTTATAGTCCCCCTGCGGATTGGGGACAGATAAAAATGCCTTGTTTACGATATGTAAGAATAACTGTCATAATGTTTTTTCGGCAAAGTAAATAAAAATTTTTTGTTAAAAATTATATTTTTTTTCAAAGTCTAATATTTATAGACGTGATTATCTACACTGTCAAGAATATCCCAAATGTATGCTTCAAGCGTTTCTTCAACACTATCAACAAGGTCAAACAAATTACTTGTCGAAACAGCACCACTCCTATTGTTGTGCCATTTTACTAAAATAATATTTTCTGCCTTGTCATAACACAACGATGTGGCTACTTCATATTCTTTACTCCGGAAGAGGGAAACGTCTCTATCCTCGATAGTACCATCTAGTTGTATTTCACCATCCTTTGTAAATCCACACCCATCTATCGTAGATATGATTTTCCACACTTCTTGTGGTTCATCTTCCAATTCCAGCAGATTGATTTCTTCATCATTTTCAAAATGAACCATCAAATAATTATAGCTATTTATTTCTATATAGTCCGCCGAAGACCCGTTTTTTGTATATTTTCCATTCAATTCTATAATACTGTCTTCCCAGTCTTCATTGATTTGTTTGGTGTATCTGAAATTTCTTGACTCCTCAAAATAATATCCTATTGTTCCATCCGGCTGAATCGGATATATTTCAAAAGAAGGGTCTGTGGGTTTTTTCTGTTTAAGGAGTTCTGCAAAGTAACGTCCGGTAGGTATTTTACTAGTTACATCACCCACTTCAAAGAACTCGTGCCATTCTTTACTCAAAGGTCTCCTATCGTTCTCGTCCCTGCAAGTATTGTATCTTACTTTTCCTCTTTCCGTCCTTTTCATCAGACACACACCGTCCTCTGCGTTGTATATATAGTTTTTAAGAGGTTCGAGTTCCACCTTGTTATATCTATTGTTCGCCCAGTTTATTTTGTCGAGTTCATCCTGGTCAATTTCCTGTGCTATATTATTGAGATTCGGTCTCTTTATTTCCCATCTATCCCAAGGTGCCTTCTTTATAAAAGTATCGTCACCAGTCTCGAGATATTCCAATAATAACATTTTCTTTGCAAATTCTATGTTCTTCGGGTCAATATCCTTTTCGTGAAAATGTGAAGTTATTATAAGAGTCATATCAGAACCATCCTTCTTTGTAATTATCTTGTTAAACTGATGTCCTTTGCCTCTGTCGTCTATATAAGTCCATCCGAGTTTCTTCATATCCCTTATGAAATCCGATGTCGGATAGTTTCTCTTCGCTTCGTTTAACGATATAAATTCGTCAAAGTTAAGTATGTTTCCCATTTTTTTTCAAATATATTTTTATATATTTATGACATCAATTCCAATACAGACTTTCGTATACATCACTGTTGGTTCTTCCTTCGAGAGTTCTCCTGAATGAACCGGGACGACTGTCTATATAGACCTTGTTCTCATAGCAGTCGGAAGGTATCAGATTGTCATCGTCACCCTTTCCGTCATAACTTAAAACGAACTTTATATTCCTTGAATCCAATATTCTCAACTGGTTGAAGAAATCCTCATATCTGACCTTTCCGAAATACCTTCCGCTTCTGGTATTATCATAGGGAGGGTCGAGATAGAGGAGGTCGTCCTCCACCGCCTCATCCATTATCTCATAATAGTCACAACACCTGAATGTCACCTCGTTTTCATTGAGAAGTTCACTCCAGTTCATAATGACCGGTTTGAGTATCTTCGGCTTTATTCCGTCACGAGTAAGATGGAATGAAGCGTTGAAGTCAAGACGCTTGTTGTATCTCGGCATTCCGTTGGTACAAGTTCTCGTCAGAAAGAAAAAGAGAACGGGGTCCCTGCTTTCGTTGAACTCCTTTCTCACTTCCTCGAAATAACTTCTTTTGGACAACCTGTCCTTTATGGAATACATTTCCTTCCACATCCTCACATATTCGTTAAACAGACCATCGGGGTCTTCCTTAATTAACTCCCACAAGTGAATAAGGTCCGGATTGGTATCCGAACACACGAAATCCCGAGCGAATTTCTCTTCGGATACCATCAGTTGATACAGGACGGAACATCCCCCACAGAACGGTTCGTAGTATGTACGGATGTATTCGGGGAAATACGAGACTATCTGTTCACTCTGTATCCTCTTACTTCCTGCCCATTTTACGATTGCTTGGAAATCCATTCTTCAAGACACTTTTCAATATACGAGTGTTTATCTCATCCGTTATGGATTCGACTTCCCTTTCAATCAACTGGTTGCACACCCTTTCGGTTTCTTCTATTTCTTTTTCTGTCAAAGGGCGGTTTCCTATGATATGATAGAAACCTTCTTCGCCATCAATTTCTCCGAACACATAGTGATACGGATTTGTACCTTTTACTATCATTTCATTGATTTTAAATATTTAACATAAATGAAAATCCAGAATATTGAAAAGACGGTACTCTGGATTATATTGAACATCCATACCGATGAGTATTCGTTATAGATATTTACTATCGACCACACTAGCATCAATAAGTTAAAAACTATCAAGGAAATATTCAACACTTTCATTAGAAACCCATTTTTCTTTTTTCTTCTACAAATTTTTTGTCACCACCAAAAAGTTCGGCCAGAGTAATATCATTTTCAGGAACCGGAAGATTATATTTCTCGGCCACCTTTACCGCCTTATCTTTCTTCAGTTTTCCGAAGTCGTATCTCATACGGCATCTTCCGGGACGGAGAAGCGCCTCATCTATATTCTTCTCGTTGGTATTGAAAGTACAGATGAATTTGATTTTTAAGGCGTCCGCCAGAATACCATCCGTCATATTCAACATATCGGCGACCGCTGAACTCCTTGTATTGTTCTTTGTGACAACAAGATTTTCACAGTCCTCTATGATAAATACACTATTCTTATTACCAAGAAGAAACGTAACAAAACTCGGATTTGTTATGTCGTTGATAAGGTTTGACGGAATGTAAACGAACTTCTTGTCCTTTCTCATACATTTTATAAGATGTCTTATGTATGTGGTTTTTCCCGTTCCCGCTATTCCGTGAAGAATATACAGTCCGTTATCATCATCCTTTATGCTTCTCACTATTTCCTTATGGATATCGGAGAACCCGTCGTTATAGAGGTCGAAGTCCATATCGTTCTTGATTTTTATATCGAACTCCTCGAGATAGAAACCGTTATCACGGGCGATAATACTGCATTTGACCTTATCATCCTTGTCCATATAATCGGAAAAATACTTGTTGATTACATCCTTTATCAACTCAATACCCTTATGTGAATGTAACACAATGGCGTTTTGCCACGAACAACCGTATGATAAGAGAATACCATCTTCACGGTACATTATCCAAGAAGTCATCATTATGTCACCGCCGGCCTGTTCCATAACATCGCCATTATCATCCTCATCTTCGTTATTGTTGGTATAATGTATCACAAATGTATCGAAACCATTCTTCAGAAGAATTTCATATATTTCCGAAGCCATCTTGCACCTCTCTTTAAAATCACCCTTGCGTATTGAAAAATTACACTGGAATTTAGGATAATAACCGAAAACGGATGAATATATGTTTTCTTCATCTTCCAACGTTCTCCTCATAACCATAGTGTTTTCTATGGTAGTTTCTGTTCCGAATATTTTTATGTCTTTGCTCATATTGTTTATTTTTTAAGATAAATGGTCTTTTGAATTTATAACTTCACTCTTTTCAATAAGTTTCATTTTTTTGTAGATAGCGTCTATCCTGAATTTAGTATCCCTTCCTTCACCGTCACGTATCTTGAGTATTTTCAGATAGTAATACGGTATGAACTCACCATCATCGTTCTGTTCACCCATCCTCATCGTATCGGTCTGTATGATACCGAAACAAGTATCGACGGTGTGAAGCAGACCCATAGATTCAGCGACATCCTCCATATTGATGTCGGATTTGTCGAGAGCCGAACGTCCACACTGTGTCGCTGTTATCACGGCAAGGTTGTATTTGACCGCTATGCCTCTGAGGTCTTCCGCTATCTGTTTTATTTTCAGATAAGTACTTTCACTGTTGGGAAGACGGTAGTTGCACATAATGTTTATATAGTCGATTATGATAACATCTATCTTGAACTTACATGCCTCTTCCACCTCCTTTATGTACTTTTCAACATCAAGCACCGTTCCCTGTCCGGTCGGAAATTCTTTCACAAAAAGTTTTCCAAGAGGCATCATCGACATTGTGGTGAGGCCGTTAAGTCTCTTTCTGACCTTGCTCGGGTCGGTAACCATATTGTCATACTCGTCCAGAGTGATGTCAAACAAGTTGGCTCCTATTCTTCTGTTCACTTTCGCCGGTGACATTTCACAGGTAATGTACACCACATTCCTTCCCTTGCGTACAAATTCGGCGGCATCGTTACAGAGATATACGGACTTACCGACATTTGTTGCACCGATATAGCAGGTAAGTGTTTTTAAATCAAGACCGCCATTTGAAATCTTGTTGAAATGTTCCCAAGTGTAAGGCATCTTGTATTCTTCCGAACTTTTATGTGAATTGACATCGAAGAAATCACTTCCCAAATCATTGTCAAAGGAAATCAATGAAGTACTTGAAACCATCTCGGTCGCCCTATGGACCACATCCACAACATTATCCAGAGATATTTCGGAAGTCTTGATGTACGAAACAGCCTTGACTATGTTGACATTCAGTGCTCTCCATTGTATCCATCCTTCGGTTGTATTTTTCAACCACTCCACATCCAACGAATTTATCTCCACATCATATATTGAACGGATTATATCGGCGGACGGGGCGTTCTCATCCCCCTTCAACAAGGAAATCATCTGTTCACAAGAAGGCGATTCCTTGTATTCCTTGAAGAAAATCTTGGCGGTTAAAGCAACCGACTGAAGGTCTTCGTTTGTAAAAAAATCCTTACCGATTTGTAGAAGATAGTTTGGATGTTTGAGCATATACGCAAAGATGATTTTCTCTTGTTGTATGCTTGTCTTTAATCCCATATCGTCTTTACTATTTTATAAGAGTCCTTACCTATTTTTTCTATATATCCCTCGTTTAACAGAGTGTCTATTATCCTTTCAACCTTCTTGTCTATGAGTTCCACATTTGTTTCGTTTGCAAAATATGTATTTTCAATTTTCGCTCTGGAAAAAAGTCTGTCGTCAACGGAGTTGACACAAGAATCATACAGCACGTCAAGAGGTGTAGGATAATTGAACAGTGTCTTGTTGATACCCGTTATGTATTTTATCTGTATCTTATTCTTATCAAGTTGTCTCATAAATCAAATATAACAAAAAAGATTGTGAATTTCACAATCTTTTTATATTTTTATTCCTCGATGAGCTGGGTTTTGATTTGCTCTTCAACATCATTCTCCGTTTCATCTTCCTCGAACAAGTCGTCAACCCTCACTCCTTCTGCATACTTGAACTCCTTTTTTATATACTCGTCGAGTCTTTCGAGTCTTTCCTTGGTGAACGTCTTTGATGTGAAGAGTTCCTTCGGAGTAATCGTCTCACCATTATCAAGACAGAAGTTTCTCGAAGTCTCACTCGGTACGAAATACACAACTTCACCATCTTTCTTCTCCACCCTTACATATTCTTCATTCGGTGACTTGGTGTATTCCTTTTCCGTTATGAACTTTCCTTTCTGGATACCACAACGCTCAAACGAAATATACTCTTCCAGTCCGACATATGGGTTCATACCGTTTACATAACTTATATAGAACTTGACTTTCACCGGTTTGCAGAAACGGTTCTTGTCGGGTTCGGCCGTAACGATGATACCAGTCTGTAGATTATCCGAACCCTCTTTCAATTTCGCCTTTGAAAGATTAAGGATGATACTTGCACCGTATACGAGACCCTTTCCACCAGATTGAACCCTTTGTGCAAACAAGTCCGTAGTCATATAGATGTGGTTCGAGAAAGCGAAAGTAGCACCTATCACACCCATCTTATGTGCAATAATCCTGAAAATGGCACGAATCTGTTTTGCCCTTGTCATATCCGCCTTGTCGGAAGCTGTCTTTGCATCGTCTATTTCTTTCTGTGTCGCCAAGTTACCGACAGAATCGAGAACGAAAAATACACTCGGAATCTGGTTTCCAGCTTCTTTCTGTTCAATAAGAATATCAAGAGTCTGTGTAATTGAAGTCTTGAAATCCTGTACCGTACCGACCGGTTCATAACGGAATTTCTCCGGGTCTACACCGAACTGCACAAGCTGTGAGCGTTCAATGGCGTTTTCACTGTCATACCATATAACGAAATGTCCTTTCTTCTGTGCCTCACGAGCCATATTCATAAGAAGATATGTCTTGCCTGTACCGCTTTCCCCCGAAAGACAGAGGATTCTGTTATTAGGAGCTCCTCCGAAAACACTTCCCGTCAAGCATGCATTACAAATGTAATTACCGGTAGAAATATAATCTGTAATTTCCGATACTCCGGCACCGTCCGACATCAAACCACCCCATTTGGAATTTTTTGACATTTCCTTGTTCAAATCATTAAAACTAAATACTCCACTCTGCTTAGCCATATACTAAAAATTATTTTATTATACTCTAAATATAACAAAATTCATAAATAAAAAAAAGACATTTTTATATGAGGAACATACTCAATATAGACCAGTTTCTTCTGCTTGAATCGAAGGAGGATAAGACGAGGAGGATGCTAAAGTCAAGGGGATACGAAAACACTACGGAAATAATAAACGCTGTAAAACACGATTTCTCCGAACTGGAACATTCCGATAGACCGGCCTATAAGTTCCTTTATGCTATATGCCGTATGTATGTCGATGGTGAATTTCGTGACGCCAATGATATATCCACTATGAATTCTATGTTGAAGACCATATCGGTTGAACCTCACTTGTCTGAGTACGACCATAACCTCAACGGATTAAGTAAAGATGAGATTATCAGAAGATTCACTCCCATACAACAGAAGGAGAATGAGGATGAGATAAACTTCGTTAAAAGGATGAAGTTCGAGGGGGGTAGCGACTACGAGATAGTAAAGATAGACTCATACAGTCAAGCTGCTAAATATAAAAGGTTTGCTCCTTGGTGTGTTGCCGATGAGCAAAGACATTTCGATTCATACTCCTGTGATGGAATAAACCAGTTTTATTTCTGTCTGAAAAGGGGGTTTGAAAGTGTTAAAAGGAATGATACTAACGCACCCCTCAACGAGTATGGTCTCTCTATGATTTCAGTCTGTGTCGACTATAATGGAATGCCCCTTTTTGTAACCACTAGATACAACCACGATTTCGACGGAGAAAACAACGAAGAGTTGTGTAAACCTAGACAAGTCAGCGAAGTGATAAATATGAACTTCTTTGAAGTCTTTAAACCTTCACCGTTGGGTTTGAGATTGAACAAATATGAAATTAATTCAAAACTTGAAAAAGGCATCGATATCAATTCATTGTTTGACAAAACCTATAAAATAACAGATGGTTTTTATGCAGTCAGTGTCAAGAAAAAACAATCTCTCGTTTATAAGAACAAACTGATTACAGATTGGTTTGACAAAAATTTATTAGATGTCAAAAAAATAAAACTCATAGGTGAAAAAGACAACAAACCAATCATTGAATATGACGATGACATATATTTAACAGACAAAAACTTAAGAACAATACCGATTTATTTCAGTGTTGTAAAAGGTAATTTTGGATGTTCAGTCAATCAACTCGAATCGCTGGAAGGTTGTCCGGAAGAGGTCGGTGGTACTTTTGATTGCAGTGACAATAACTTAAAGTCATTAAAAGGAGCCCCGAGAAAAGTCGGTGGTAGTTTTATTTGCAATACGAATGACTATCTTACATTACTGGAAGGTTGTCCGGAAGAGGTCGGCAAAAATTTTGACTGTAGTGGTAATTCATTGGAGTCATTAAAAGGAGCCCCGAGAAAAGTCGGTGGTTATTTTGATTGTTCAATGAACCAACTTAAATCACTGGAAGGTTGTCCGGAAGAGGTCGGCGGTGATTTTAATTGTAGTTATAACAATTTGACATCACTTGAAGGTGCTCCGAGAGTGGGTGGTAGAATTATAAATAACATATAAAAACTTGACTATGAAAAATATAATCAAATTGAAACAACAATGATTAATAAAGATATAAACGAATGTGACGGAGTGTCCGGTGGTGCAACACCAATGAATGTAGGTGGAATGGGTGACATAATGTTACCGGGTTCCGGTTCACCGGGTTCCGGTGATATTCCATTACCTGGTCCGACGGGAGGAGTTTATCTGCAAGTACAACCCTTCGACCAGTTCATCAAGAAATCAAAATGGAAGAAAAGGAAGAAAAGATTCAAGGGAAAAACCACACCAAACTCTGACATATATTCCTATGTGGATGATTTCAAGACTTATGCAAAAAGAACAGAAAAAAATCTAAATGCTTGATTATGGGAGTATTACTTAATTTGACACAAGAGTATTTCGGAAAGAAAACTAGAACGGAAGATATGGTTATACATATGGATGGTGTTGAAACGATAGAACACGAATTCATAGACAAATGCGGTAAAAAACAGTATGCTTCATATATCATTAAAGACGGCGGTTCATATATACTGCCATCCGAACCATTAAGGGAACTGGTAAAAATTATAATCAAAAGAGACGGAAATAAATGCGACTTGAATATCATTGATGTTTCCAATGTGGTATGTATGAAAAGTTTGTTTGAAGACTCCGATTTCGATGGAGATATATCGGAGTGGGATGTGAGAAATGTGGAAAATATGGAGGCGATGTTCAAAAAATCCCATTTCAACGGAGACATTTCAAAATGGGAAACCGTCAAACTGCAAAACATTTGTGAAATATTCTGTGAATCTTCTTTCACGGGTGACATAAGCGGATGGGATGTATCAAAAGTAACCGTTATGAGTGGCGCTTTTCAAAAATGTCCCTTCGACGGTGATATTTCAAAATGGAAGACTGGTAGTGTAAGATTTACATCCTATATGTTTGAGGAATCTTCTTTCACAGGTGACATAAGTGAATGGGATGTAAGCAATGTGGAAAGAATGTCGGGGATGTTCAAAAAATCTCCTTTCAACGGTGATATTTCAAGATGGAAAGTCGGAAAAGTGGAAACTATGTCGAATATGTTTGAGGAATCTTCTTTCACAGGTGACATAAGCGAATGGGATGTAAGCAACGTAAACGATATGTCGGATATGTTTAGAGAGTCTTCTTTTAACGGAGACATTTCAAAATGGAAAGTCGGAAAAGTCAAGAGCATGGCCAATATGTTTCGGAAATCCCATTTCACGGGTGACATAAGCGACTGGAATGTAAGCAGTGTGGAGAAAATGTTATTTATGTTTTCTGATTCTCCTTTCAACGGTGATATTTCAAGATGGAATGTCGAAAATGTGAAAGATATGGCATTTATGTTCGCAAATTCCGACTTCAAGGGAGATATAAGTCAATGGAAGACATATAGCCTGACTGATGCGGGTGGTATGTTTGACGGTTCTTCATTTAATGGAGATATAAGTGGCTGGTATGTAAAGAAACTAAAAAACGTGAAAGTTATGTTCCTTTTTGACAAAGAGTTTGACCAAGACCTTTCCGGATGGGAGTTTGAAAATCTAGAAGAACTTGAAATTGACGATTTAGTATTTTCCGGTACACCGCTTGAAAAAAATCCACCACAATGGTATTTGAAAAGAAAGGCAATCTCATAAATAACTTATCAACAAACACAATTTATTATGAACTATTACAATAAAGGATATATGCCATTGAACGAAAGCAAGAAGGCTGTTGATATACAAGTGGTTTTTCTTAGTTCGAGGGCAGAAAAGACAACAAAGAGTTCAAACTCTATGTTTTTCTTCGAGGATGCCGCAAAGAAAGCGGGTCTCAAAATGGTGACGATAGACCCGAGTTCATCCTCAATAAGAAAGAACAGTGAAGATTCGTACAGCGTCATCGAAGAAAACGGTGGAAGTAAGAAGACATATGTCTTGAAACCATCGAACACGATAGTTGTTCCGAGAAGAACGGTTTTAAAAAACAGCGAATCGAAAGAGTTTATGCAGGACTTACAAACTTACGGGTTCTTCTGTCTGAATACATTGGATTCAATTGAAACCTGTGAGGACAAATTCTTGACATACAAGAAACTCAAAAATTCGGGAGTTCCAACTCCAAAGACTACCGTTATAACATCGTCTTCAATGAACAAACTTGAAGACAAGGTTCAGACCATCGGAGGCAAATTCCCGATAGTATGTAAGATACTGAACGGAACACAAGGTGTCGGTGTGTTTATCATCGACTCTATGATGAGTCTCCGTTCAACACTTCAGACCATGTTCAAGATTTCACCGAAATCTGATATCATCCTTCAGGAGAAGATTGACTCCGACTATGATTTGAGAATACACGTTATGTACAATGGTTTTGAAAGAATGACTTCCGGTCTTGACGGTTTCGAAATAATCGGATGTATGAAGAGAAACCAGCTCGCCGGCGATTTCAGAAGCAACTATTCTCTCGGTTCAACTGCCGAAAAGGGAACATTGACACCGGAACAGGAGAAAATCGCAAAGATGGCCGCAAAGGCTACGGGTTGTCGTTGGTGTGGTGTAGACTTGATTGTATCAGGAACAACAAAGCAGCCTTATGTAATAGAGGTTAACTCATCACCAGGCACAAAAGGTATCACTACCGCCGCCGGTGATGATGTCGTAGGAACTCTGTTCAATATGTTCAAGGACTTCAAGTACACGAAATATGAATCCGAACAGATTGGAAGTTACGAAACAATCACCATAAAGGATATAACGAAGGAAAATCCTAACCTCGATGTTGCAATAAGATTTGATTCCGACAAGATGTTTACAGAACTCGAATGTTCATCGGTAAATGCAAAGGATGAAGATGTTTCATTTGTATTCAACGGAGTAACATATAACAGAGAACTTGTGGGTTTGAAGAAAAACGAACCTATGGTCGAGTTGAACCTCAAATTCAACGGAACAATATACAAGAACGAACTTGTGATATTGAAACAGATAAACGACAATATCAACAAGAACCATATGGTCGGAGGTTCAAAGCTCATCAACCGTATAGCCAACAACGCCGTCATCATAGACCAGCCGTTCTATCTGACCGACAACACAACGGGTTTTGATGTTCCGAAGAAACCGATAGACGAATCGCTTCTTTTCGAAAGCAAACTGGATATGGCGTTTAAGGTGAGCAAGAACGAAGTGAATCTTATGAACCTCAAAACTATATTAAACACATTCGTAAGCGGTACGAGAAACGAATATGTGAAGGGAAAGTTCGGAATAGACGCAACGGATTCAAACAACTGGGAAATCAAGTATAACAACCAGCCTTTCCTTGAGTGTAAAAACACAGACATCAAGTTTATGCACAATTCGTTCCCATATGAAATCGCTTGCAAAATCGCCGGTGTAATAGAATCCATACTTCCTACGGAAGTCGATATGTCGGTATATCCGGAAAACGAATAACAACAATACCAAATAGAGACTCGAACAAATGAAAATGGACCGGAGACGCCGGTCCATTTTCATAAATAATGATATGGGATGTAACTGTAATAAAAACGATTCAATTCCTCTTTCTGTAAAAAAGGAAAAGAGGAGAGGCCTTAAAGAGAAGATAAATGAAATAAAGAAACTCTGGAAGGAAAGTAAAACTGTTGAAACATCGGGAAGCGTCACTGTAAACAAAGATGAACTTGGATTCAAATGAAGAGAATAAAGACATATGAGGAATTTATAAACGACAATCTAACAGAATCATCAAAGAGGAACGGTAAGGAAGTTATTGGTTTCAAGGAAGTGGTGGAAATTGTCGGTATCGGAAATATGAAGGCGAAATTCGACACCGGTAATACGGCCTATTCGGCAATCATAGTACAGGATTATTATGAAAAGGACGGCAAGGTGAAGTTTGAAATCAACAAAAAGGAATACGAATATCCCGTTGAAAAGCATGTCAGAATATGGCATCACGGAAAATCTACGGAGAGACCCGTGATAAAGGTTGATTTGATTTTCAACGGAACGACATACAAGGATGAACTTGTTGACTTGAAAATTTCGGATTTGACCGGAACGAAAAATTACAGAAGCAGAATGCTCATTTGCAAGAAGTTTATGGAAAAGGCCAATGTTCTCATTGACCCGAGCAAGGACTTCAAGCTCACCGATAAGAAAGATATTGACAAACCGAAAAAGAAAAAGAAGAAAATAAACGAAGGTCTTGAGGAAAACCCCGTATCTATGACCACAAAAGGTACGAGTGACGCCATAGACATAGATTTCAAGATTGGAAGCGATATAATCGGAGGAGCGATTATAACATTCCAGTATATTGACGGTATTATAGATGAATATTTGGAATCCGTAGATGATTTCGATGAAAGCGTTTTCAGAAAATTCGATAGTAACCAGAAACTATACAACCTTGAAGACTTCTGGATAAACAAGGATTTCAGGGGAAAAGGTTATTCAAAACTCTGTCTTGAAAGAATGATGGAGAAATACGGAGACAAACAAATGGTACTCCGTGCCTTTCCGGATGGAGGGGTAGATGAAGACACCCTTGTAAGAATATATAGTAGACACGGTTTTGTTGTGTTGCAACCCACAATGAACGATGGAACAATAATGGGAAAATTTATAAAATAACAAATAACTATAAAAAAGAGTGAGGTTTTCCTCACTCTTTTTATTCTTCCTCATCACAATCCTCTTCATCATAACAGTAATCAAGTGCTTCACTGATTAAAGAAAATTCTTCAAAACCAAGAACTCTATTTTCAGAAACAGAAGCTGGTGTGTATATGGCATGTTCCTCGATAACACCCATAAACCTTTCTTCTGCAAAACATCTGAAAGATTCCTTTTCCATATCGAAATATGTAACAAAACCTTCTCTTGGTGGTCTCTTTGTACCCGACTTTGCGTCAACCGTGCCTATGATAGCGGCGATGATTTTTGGATTTCTCGTTCCGAAAGCGATTCTTGTTGAACCGTCCTTTTTTTCGAAAACAAACTTAACTATATCATCACGTAACATTGTTATAAAACTCGATATCGAGACCATTCTTCCTGTTTCTTCCATACTTTAAATTTTATTATATATTATTTATGTTAGAACAAACCTGATGGTTCAATGTTATCTGAAACTTCCATTATTCTTTTTTTCGCCACTTCAAAATAATTCTCGTCAATTTCACATCCGATGAAACTTCTACCGTTTTTGACGGCAGCGACACCCGTTGTACCGCTTCCCATAAAACAGTCGAAAACGACATCACCGGTTTTGGTTGAATTTTTAATCATCCTCTCTATAATCGGTAATGGCTTTATTGTAGGGTGTCCGTATTTTTTCTTATCATCGGAATTGATTGGTGCCATATAGTAAGTCTTTGCGTTTTCATAACGTTCTTTCTCACCGGTCTGTGACGGGTCACAATAGCCGTTCTTACGAAAATACAGACAATATTCGGTATCGGAAAGGTATTTGTTTTTATATGTCGGTAACGCATTAGGCTTATGCCAGCATATTATTTCAAACTTACATCCTAGTTTATTGACATAATAGTTGAAATAATCGGGGATTTGTTTCTTGTTGCACCAGAAATACACATTGATGTTCTTCATTATCCGCACAATCTCATCACCGATGGTTTCAATATCATACCCGTTGTCTATTTTCAAATCAACGAGGTCAACATTACTTTTGGTGAAGTTCTTTACCGCATAAAGTTTACCACCATCGTGGTTCACATCCACATCATAAGGAGGGTCTGTGATTATCAAGTCGATGCTTTTATTCGACATCGACTTCATATATTTAAGACAGTCTCCTTTATATAGTTCAACACCTTTCATATTCTTATTTTTTAAGAACATAATCCATAATCTTATCGTCAAGTTTAGGTATGTACCTCACTTCGTATGAACCATCGTCCTTCAACCAGATAAGTCTTCTGTCGATAATTTTCAGACCGACACTTTCAAACATTTTCTGGTATAAGTTAAATTGAAGTGTATAATGTGACAAAGCGGTGTCTTTAAAGTCACCCATAGGCGGTTTCATCCTGATGTCGTTCTTCACGGTATATTCCTTTTCAAGTTCCCTGTTGGTTTTCCAGTCACCTATTACAAAACCACTGTCTTCGGGAAACATCAAGTTCTCCTCATAGAACAGAATGTCAGCCGTTCCACAGATAGGATTTACACCTTCCATATATTTCGTCGAGAGTTTGAACTCTGCTCCCACTACATACAGTCTCTTGCTCGGGTCGAAGTTCATCTCCGTATAGAACTTCACGATTGCATCTTCTTTCGGATATGTGGGAACCAATGTCTTATATTCCTCAATCCACTGTTTCTTGTTCGCTTCACAGATGAGTTCGGGATGACCCGCCATAACATTCGTATAACTTTCTCCAAACTCGTGTGTCCTTGAACCGGAAATCGTTGACTTCAAGTTTATAAGACGCCAGTTTTTTAATACTTCGTCCTGTGTAAGACCTATCTTTTCTGCATACGCCTTTGACTTTCCATATTCATCGAAAGGTTGTTCGTATTTCTTGATGATATGTGAAACGGGAGTGTATTCTTTTTCACCAATGAAATATTGATGACCCTCTTCAATAAAATTGATGTCACCAAATTTCTCGTTCAACATATGTCTCGTTTCTTCTATTATCTTCATTCTATTTTAATTTTATACCGATACCTTTATCCAAAAAATTCTTTATCTCACGTGCCGTCAACGACATCGGCTGATAGTCGTGGGAATAGTCGGCTCTTCTGCTTCTTTCCTCTTTAATTCCGAACACTTCACAATACTTGACCATATCCACATCTACGGCAATCTTTCTTTCACTCATATCTTTCCTATTATCATTTCTTTGTTTATAACTACATATTCAACATCATCCACCTTGATATACAAACCACCGGTATCACAGAAAGCAATTCTCTCCCCGACATTGTATTCACCATCGGGAACACCTATACTGTCAATCACCCCCGTGTACGGTGCCGGTATTTCCATTATATTGTCCGACCTTAACGGTTCTGGTAGAATAATACCACCGGTCGATTTATACTCACCGTGGTCTTTGATGACCATAATAACATCATTTACAGCGACAAGTCTCATTTCTTTTCCTTGTATTTCGTATATAATTCCATCATTCTTTCAAGTCTCTTTCCTTCAATGTCATTGTCCTTGAACCATTCCTTGACATATTCGTCCGCCGACTTCCTTTCAACCGAGTTCATTTCGTCTTCAGTTCGTTCAATCATTATATCATCATCTACGGTATGGATGGTAAATTCCCTGAAATAACCGTTAAGTTCATCGGTAATGGTGTTGAATTTACATTGAATCACATCACTCCTCTTGACTGTAAGGTCGATATGGCAGTTGTTCCACTCATCCTTCAGGTCACCGATAGTCTTGTCGAGAATTTCATATATTGAAAAATCCTTGTATTTCGGAGAATATGTGTTCTCATAGAAGGTTGTCTTTCCACTCTTTATATCAAGGATGGTGATACCGCAAGCGTCACCTATCTCACCACGCTTCAACTGATACGGAGAACCGACATAATGGACATTCTTATAGTCTTGTTTCTTGTGTATATGTCCGGCGAAAACCACAGACTCCTTGAAATTCTTACTGTCTATCGAATTGGCGGACATAGACCTCGAACCCTTCGTATTCAACAGACAACCGTTGACATCAAGATGACCGAAGATATAATCCACATCCACCGAAGAAAGAAGCTTGTTCTCGTCTTCAAGACTGTTCACCCAAGGGTTAAACAATATTTTCTTTCCGTCTATGACATCGACTTCGGGCTTCCCGTATACTTTTATGTTAGGTATCCTCTCTATTATCCTTATGGATGTTATGTCATTGGACGACTTGTTGTATATGTCGTGGTTTCCTACGATTATGCGTATGTCTTTAAAAATCTCCGAAAGTTTCTCGAATATGTTGATTGTCCTGCATAACGTATTCAATCCCACAGTACTTCTGTTGTCAAAGACATCACCAAGATGGACGAGTATGTCACCATCCTTGTACTCTTTCTTCATCAAAGGTATTACGACATTTTCGAAATATCCACCCAAATCGTCGAGCCATATTTCATCATCGTTCTTATAACCGAAATGGGTATCCGCTAAAAACCAAATTCTACTCATACAAATAAGTGTAGTCTCATTTAAAATATAACAAAAATAAAGGGTGAGAGAATATCTCACCCCTTTTTTTGTACTTCGGTTCTATTATCCGAAAGATACTGGTGAAATGGCAAGTGTTGTCTTTATGCAACTCTCTTCATCGAAAGATGAGATTACCATTCTGTTCGGATAGAACTCAATCGTGTAGGATTTGTCGGTATCAACCCATCCGAAGAACTGCTTGTTGAAGCAAGACAGATAGTCGTCCTTTCCACCGAAGTTTTCATAATCGGAGATGTTGAGTTTCTTACAGTACATCTTTTCACAATTTGAAAATGCCTTGAAAGCGTTTTCATCATCCTCACGAGCATTCTTGAGGATGTCATTGAGTTCAAGACGTACATTCTCATCGGTTGATTCAACTTCCGACATATACACATCGTCACCATTCTTCTGGAAGAAGACACGGCAAGATTCACCATTCAGACCAAAGAGGCTCTTCATATACTTGAACTCGTTCTCACTGATACCGAAAGAGAACTGAATGTTGGTTGTATTGTTGAAGATAGCATTCTTCTTGTCTTCATCGAGAGTAAGGAAGTCGACTGCTTCGGGGTCTGCACAAGGTACATTTACATAACCTTCTCCGGTATGGATGCAAATCTTTCTTGCAAAGTTGTTATCCTCTATGTCAAATGTTATGTTGACACTTTCACCACCGACAAACTGAAGTACCGACAACAGCTTACTGGCATCACTGAACTGAATCTTAACAGACTCGTCACCACATTCATTGACATACTCTTCACAGATTTTAGCCAAATCGGATTCAACCGCCTTCAAGCCACTTCTCTGCTTGTTGTATGCGATTGATTCAAACTCACTACCCTTCACAGTTGTGAAAATCATTTTGTCCATACTTGAACTTCTCTTGATGAGATTTGTGAAACCCTTGGTCTCAACATTCTTCAAACTTATTTTTCTCATATAACTAAAATTAAAAATTATTTCTTCTGAATTAAATATAACAAAAAATTACCATAATTGATATGATTTATCACTTTTTGTTTTGAATATTCTTGAATTTGCAAGTTTGAAATACTTTTCCGAAATCTCAAACCCAACAAAATTGCAGTTATTTTCTATGGTGACAACAGCCGTCGTTCCACTTCCCATAAACGGGTCAAGAACCAAATCACCTTCGTTACAACAACACTTTATGCAGTTGTCAACTATCTTCTCCGGAAACGGTGCCGGATGATTCTTATCACTCTTCGGAAGTATTGTCCAAATCTCCTTCTGAAACTCCTTATCCAATTTCGACTTGTTGAACTTCGGTTTTCCCTTTGTTATCCAATATATTCTTTCCGTATTCGGAAGAAATACATCGTTACGGATATTCGGTGAGTTTGTCCTGTCCCATATCAACTCTTGGTACAAGTCAAGACCCGACTTCAATATCAACCTCATCGGATGATAAACCTTGTTGTCATACCTTATTGGTTTGTGATTGAAGAATATAGAACCACCTTTCTTCAAAACACGGTAACATTCTTTCAATACATTTGATATGAACTCCTCATAGTCTTCTATCGACATATTGTCGTCACACACATCATAGTCTATCGTATATCCTTTCCAGATTGAATTACCCGTATTCTCAACTCTTTTTCCACCGTTGAAGAATGTCTTATTGTATGGTGGTGATGTAACTATACAATCGACAGTTTCATCATCAATCATTTTCATACCTTCAAGACAATCTTGACGATATATCTTATTGACTTCTACCATAACCGAAATATTTTTTCACTCTTTAATTTATCCAACCTTTTGTTTGCTATCTTGCAGTACTCCTCACTTATTTCAGTACCGATATATCTCCTGTCAAAGTTTTCACAGACATAACAAGTTGTACCAGCACCCGAAAAAGGGTCGAAGACAATATCGTTCTTGTATGTGAAAAGTTTCAATATCCTTTCGACAAGTTCCTCGGGAAACATCGCCGGATGACCGAAATCACTCATCCTGTTTTCTGGAGCAATACTCCATTTAGCGGTGGTCCATTTCTTGAACTCGTCACCGGTTATGTCTATATTCTCCTTTTCACCTTCGTGTTTCGGATTGCTCTTATAGAAATACTCCACATATTCCCAGGTGTATTTCAGATATGGTTTCGATGGACTTTTCCAACTTCCCCAAGCGGTGTATGCACAGTTGTAATTGTTCTTCTCCCACAATATTTCACCACCCCAGATAAGACCGAGTTCCATCAAAACTTGTGAAACTATGTGGTGTGTAGGATAGTTCTCAGAGAAAACCGGCTGGACATTCACAAACATTCTTCCACCATCCTTTAAAATTCTCACACACTCCTTGAAAATATCGGTAAGAAACTCACGGTATTTCACCGGTTCGAACTTATCATCATAAGTGTCGTAATTTTTTTGAAACATATAAGGGGGACTTGTTATTATACAGTCGATGGACGAATCATCGATTCTTTTCATAAGCGACAGACAGTCCTCGTTATAAATCTTGTTTAATTCAACCATATACAGTAAATATAACAAATCAAAACAAACTGACGACAGATTTTTCATCATCTATCCTTCTTGTCGCTTTCTCGAAGTATTCCCTTTCAAGTTCAAACCCGATGAAATTCCTTTTCTCCCTTATGCAAGCGACTGCGGTTGTACCGCTACCCATACAGTTGTCGAGAACCAAATCACCTTCGTTTGTATATGTCCTTACTAGATATGATATAAGTTCGACGGGTTTCTGTGTGGGGTGGAATGTCCTGCAATGCTCCTTTTCAACATCTATTATGCTTGTCGGATATTTCATTCCGGACAAATCGTCTTCTGCAAGCGAAGCGTCAAATTTACCGTAGCACTGGTTTTTCTGTTCACTCTTGACATTTCCACGAGAATGGTTCTTTGCACCCTTCACCTTCTGTGGATTGTATGTGGGAAGTTTCTTGTAGAAAACAGCGATGTCCTCGTGGTTACGAAGAGGCATCCTGTTTGAATTTAAGAAACCGGTTGCACGGTTTCCTTTTTTCCAGATAAGGTTATACCTCCACATCGAGGGGTTGCTCATCATAAGTTGTGCGGTGAACATACCTTGGCAAAACAATACTATTGCACCATTGTCCTTTATAATCCTGTTATATTGTTCCCACAACTTGTCAAACGGTATTATCGTGTCCCATCTTGCACTTTCGTTTGTTTTGTTTAAAACATTATAGGGCAAATCACAGATGATACAGTCTATCGAACCGTCATCTATTCCTTTCATACCTTCAAGACAATCTTCGTTATATATTCTATTAAGTTCCAACATACTCTAAATATAACAAAAAAGGGAAGATTTTTTCTTCCCTTTCTTTTTTTACCTTTATCTTTTTTTAACTCTGCTCTCTTTCTGAATCCTGAAGCATATCGTCAAGAATAAGTTCTTTCCAGTCTTGTTCCGTATTTTCACTCGAAGATATGTAATCTCTCAATGATGTAATTGTGGCGAATGATATTTTACCATACTTTTCCGTATCTGTGTCATATTTACCCGCCATAACTTCCTCCATATATTGCATTACATTTTCAATATTGGAATTTTCCGCCTTTCCTTCTTTTGGAAGAACCCTGCAATCATCGGATAGACTTTCATTTTCAATATCCCTCTTGATTCTTATCTTCAACCATTCCCATACAACATTTGGTCTAGGACTGATATCAATTATCGATATACGTCTTGAAAGACCGCCCCAGTGAGGACCGACAATTCTACTGTTCATAAAATTCGAAATCGTTTCGTTTGTGAGAAAAACTATGAAACCATTAAATGTGAAACGGTTCGGGAAATGTTCCTGTTGTCTCTCTTCTGCATATTCTTCAAACTGTTTTGCGGCCAGAGAACGAAGTTCACTTTCAGACCTAGGTATATAGTCTGCGTATCTCGCTTTCTTGGCGGACTCGTTTCTACCCATCTCTCTCACCTTATTGTCTATCCACACCTTTCTCTCATAGTCCGATATCGAACCGACTTCAAGATAATATCTCTGGTGTCTGTCAACCTTTCCACCGATTACATTATAATACTCGCTTCCGAGTGAACCACTAGTACTTCCGGCAGTCAAACCCTTAGCACTCGGGGTGTCTATCTGTCTTGATGATTCATCCGAACTGGTCGCTTGTTTAAGTAAACTTACCTTATCTTGGTCTTCCCATAATGAATTTGTATCATCATATATGATTACCATATCATTATATTTGTAAAGATTCTTATAAACTGTCTGTGCCGTACCGACGGAGTTTAATTTTATATAGTCTATATTTTCACGAGCGTTGGTTTCCGCTATGGCTTGGTTTACAGCGACAGTCTTACCGATACCACCCATACCTGTTACCATAAGGCCTCTATGTGATGACATAATACCTCTCAATTTTTCAGCGGTACCACCTTCACCACCTTCCTTCACATAATTCAACATGGCCTTCATAAACTTCTTCTCACGTTCAAGCCTGCTGTCAAGTTTCTTAACCTCAAGTTCAATCTTACTTTCACTTTCCATAACTTTCCAGAGATGGTCTCTCGAATCGAGATAAACACTGAGTTTTCCGGATTTACCACCTTCCCAGAACCAACAGTCCCTCATAATCTTTCTACTTGCCATATTGAAACCTTCGTCAAAACCACATAGTATGCAGTGTACAACACCCGTTACCCTTCCGGCGTTTGTCGGGTCAAGTTCACCCTTCGAGGTATAGTATATGGCGTCTTGAACGGTTTTAAAAGGACTACCCTCTTCAAAAGGTTCGGATGTCATATATTTTGAAATGCTTGAATCATCATATTTTTCAAAAAGTTCCAAATATTTAACAACATCTTCCCTGTTAAGTTCATATGATTCATCTCTCCTTCCGCTGCTACCAATTTCCGGACCCATAATCTTTCCCACAATTACTTTAGGGGAACCGTCCGTTCTTATGGACACTTCACCGGGCATCAATATGGATTTTGTCGGTCTTGCTTTAAGCCCCTTTGTTCCGGATGCTTCCTCACCCTCTTCCGCTGGAGCGGGTTCTTTCGCTTCAATGATTATATCGGATTTACCATCCATCAATTTGATTGTATTGACAAGTGTATAAATCATAGAAAGGAAACCTAGTTTATTTGTCGATACGGAGAATGTCGGTTTTATTGAGATATTCAAAGGATTCTCTGTAAATAAACCTATTTTCTTTTCCATACCAATCTTCGTCAGTACAAGATAAATATCGTTTTTCTTATTGTAAACCATTGTTGCGTCATTCCCATCAGTGTTAAAGATATAAGGATATACAGTCCAATCCGCTTCGAAATTCTTTCTGATGTGCTTTATGACAATGTTGGTGATTTTAACGAGGTATTTATCATCTGAAATAAATCTCGGTTTTTTAAAATCCGTATTTTCGTCTTCATAATAGTTGTCCCAGAATTCCTTATCAAGAGAACCTCCCGTTTCGATACTTTCCGTAGGAATATACTTCGGGTCAAGCTGACCTTCCGCTTCATTACTCTCAAAAAGGTTTCTGCTATCTGATTTCTTCAAAAATTCACTGAAACTTTCAATCATAATATTTCTATTTTTATTATTTAATGTATTTATGCAAATAAAAAAGGAGACTTAAAAGTCTCCTCATTACCACAACGAACTATCGTTTTCCGGCATATAACTTAGATACAAACTCTCATATACAATGGCGTTTATTTTAAAATCGTCAATCAAGTTTTTTAATTCTCTTATATTATGACAACACAATTTATCTTTATAAAAACCACAATAATCAAACTGTAGAAAATATTTAGGAAAATAATATATTATTTCAATATTATTACTTTTACATAAATCATACTTTACTCTATCTTTTAATATATTATTTTCAAGGTTTTTATATATACCTCTATTTAAAAAATGTTGTTCTCCCTGACACTCTATTGCAATATTCAATTCATTATCAAAAAAATCTAATCTTAAATTTCTCTTATATTTCAACCAATCGAACTTTTTTTCTCTTTCAAATTTTGGAAATTCTTTATAAACTTCATTTTCAAGTTTTGATGAATTACATTTAGGGCAACCACATCCATTCAAATGTAAATTTGAAGTCTGCCAAAACTCACCGTGTTCAGGACAAATTATACAAACCTTTTCCCTTGCTGTTATATATTCAACCTTTGAATAATCATATCTATTGTTGTGAATTTTATTTGCTTCATTTATCCAATCTTCCGTTGATTTATTCTTACCAACACACTTTGGGCAACCACACCCGTGAAGATGTTCATTTGGAGTCTGCCAAAACTCACCATGTTCAGGACAAATTATACAAACTTTTGTTTGTGAATTTATATACTCAACTTTTGAATAATCATATTTACCGTTATGAATAGAATTGGATTTTGTTATAAAATCAAAATTTGTAACATTTTTACCAACACATTTTGGACAGTTACACTTAATATGAACATTTGGAGTCTGCCAAAACTCACCGTGTTCAGGACAAATTATACAAACTTTTGTGGTTATGTTTTTATAAGTGTTTTTTACTTTCGAATAATCATATTTATCACCATGTTTTTTCTTTGCTAATTCTATAAAATCAGCATAAGTTTTCTTTTTCTTTGGGTTACATTCCGGACAACCTTGATGTTTATTAATATGTTTATAGGGTGTTTGCCAAAACTCACCGTGTTCAGGACAAATTATACAAACTTTAGATTCACAATTTTTATATTCTACTTTCGAATAATCATATTTGTCTCCGTGTACATTTTTTGCATTCTTTATAAATGTTAAAGTTTTATCCATAAACAATAATTCTTTTATATTATTTATGAAAAATATTTATTTCAATATGGTGGTATTGTTATTACCATAATGAATTTTCATTTTTAGGTATGTAATCCAAATATAAGCTTTCATATACAATGGCATTTTTATTTTTCCCTATTGTCCTCTTAAATGATGAATTACCACTCTTTATATACATATGCATAGTATAACAATCAGATGAAATATTATATGTATTATCAACATCACCAGATTTTCCATCAAATGATAATGCAAATTTTATATTTTTATTTTTTAATAATTTTAAAAAATCAAAAAAATCATAAAAATTAATTGTATTTCTCATATACATTTGATTGGCAGATATATATGGTGGGTCCATATAGATGAAGTCACCTTCCTTCACTTCACCGATTATCTCTTCGTATGAACGATGTATGAACTCGACATTGTGCTTTCTCAACTTTTCACTCCATTCATACAATACCGGTTTCAGTATTTCGGGTTTTATTCCGTCCCTCGTTATGTGAAAACCGTTGTTAAACTCACCCTTTCTGTTATATCTGGGCATACCGTTTGTGGTCGTCCTCATTATAAAGAAGAAAACGAGAGGGTCGTGTGTCCTGTTGTATATTTCCCGCTGCTCCTCGAAGAACCTCCTCTTCCTGTCTATGTCGTCATCTCTGTTCAGTTCCTTCCACAGAGTCTCGTATGTCTCGTATATCTCGTCCGGAAAATCCTTCACTTTGTTCCACAGTGATATGAGGTCTCCGTTTATATCCGAACAGACATACCTTTTAACCGGAATGCTTGAGTTTATAAGTCCCATAAGCATAGAGCAACCTCCACAAAAAGGTTCATAATATGTGTCTATGTGCTGTGGGAAATATTCAAGTATCTCATCACACTGACTTCTTTTGGAACCACTCCATTTTATTACGGGTTGAAACTTTACCATAGTGTAATTCTATCTTTAACTTCATTTATTCTTTTGGTGGCGATTTCAAAATATGACTTATCAAGTTCAATACCGATGAAATTCCTGTTCGTATTCACACAAGCGACACCCGTGCTTCCGCTACCCATAGTGTTGTCGAGTACAGTATCGCCTTCATCGGTATATGTCTTTATGAGATATTCAAGAAGTTCAACAGGTTTCTCGTTGGGATGTTTCTTATGATAGTTGTCAACACAGTCAAATTCAAGGAGATTATTTGGAAATCTCGTTGTGTCACCACCTTCATAATTCCTTTTGTTCCCACCATAATATATCTTTCCGTTTGAACATCCTTTCGCCGAGCAAGTCGGAATATGACCGTCGGTTTTCTGCGGGTTATACTCGTTTTTATAAAACACACATATCTCCTCTATTTTCCTCAACGGCATCCGTTTGGCATGAAAGAAATTGGTTGTCTGATTTTTAGACCAGTACCAGCAATACTTGAAATTTGACATATTGGATGAAATCAACAAAGTTGTAAACGGTTGTGACGAAAACAGTACGACAGGACAGTTTTCCTTCCTTATCCTTTCATACTGTTTCCATAATTCATCGAATTTTATAATTTTGTCCCATTCCTGTGCCGTACATCCATAAGGAAGGTCACAAAGAACCATATCAACACTTTCATCGGGCATCGACATCATTATGTCAAGACAGTCACCGTTATACAGTTCTACCATAATGAAACATTGTTTTGGAGTTTCAAAATCCTGTCATTTGCCACCTTGAAATATTCTTCTTCTATCTCGAACCCGATAAAGTCCCTCTTTGTGTTGATACACGCTACGGCGGTGGTTCCGCTTCCGATACAATTATCAAGAACGAGACCTCCCTCCGGACAATACGACTTTACAAGAAACTCCATCAGTTCGACTGGTTTCTGTGTCGGATGTATCTGGTCCTGTCTTCTCCACTTCTGCGGGAAGTCGAGAACCGTCGATGGATGACGGGTTCCGTTGTTGATATGTTCAGTTCCCTTTATCCCGAAACCGAGATTGTTTCTCTTGTTCAGAGTATATTTCCTTTTGTAAGGGGTACCCTTCAGCATCTGCGGTTCATAATACGCCGCCGGATGACCGAACACAAGTATCATCTCGTGTTTCTTCATCGGCATAAACTTGGCGGTGAAAGGTGAACCGCACTTCGATTTCTTCCACACCATATCGTATCTGAATAATTTCTCATTCGACAAGGCGAGACGAAAGGCAAACATACCGGTACCGAAGAGGATTATGTTACCCTTCGGCTTTATTATCCTCTCATACTGTTCCCACAGTTTATCCACCGGAAGATTCTTATCCCATTCGAGCGATGTCGTTTGATATGGGAGGTCACAGATGATGCAGTCCACCGAACTGTCATCAATCCGTTTCATACCATCCATACAATTCTCGTTGTAAATTTTGTTTATATCCAACATTACCAGACAAAAATAAAAAGGTTAGTAAAACATATTATCTCCATAAAGAAAATCCAAGCCTTGTTGTCCACATCAGCGGAGTAGTCTTTATTGTAAACACCGTCAACCTTCATTCCTATGAGTATGAAGATGATATAAGGTATTATGGTACCCGTCACCCCGTGAATACCGGCGGTGGAACAGATATAAATGGTCGTGAGTATAATTGCTATAAGTGAATTTGCATAGTGTATCAACCTCGCCGGTCCGTATTTGAAGAACTCCTTTTTCGAAAATTTTTCCTTCAGTTCCCTCAAAAATTCCATAAAACTTTTACGTTCGACGAACTTACCACTTTCACCCTTGCATATATCCGCCCTATAACCGGAAATCTGCTTCGGCCCCGATTTATAACAGCAGGCCGCACCGACCATAAGCAACGAGATGACTACGACGACCGGTATCCATTTCAGGCCGTCCGGAGCCTTCTCGAACCACCATATTCCGAAAGGGACACTCGTCATTATAGACCATGCCGCAAACAACCAGTCCCACTTGGAAGGAAGTATATAATAGGTTTCGCTCACTGAAACCGGCACACCATACTTGAACAGTATGAAAATAATGTATGCAAAGCAACATACGATTGAAATAATCGGTAATGAAATCATAATATTCACTTTTTATTTTTTCTTATCAACTTGTTTGTAAATATGGTTACACAGACAGCAATCACACAGGCGAGAAAACATACCAGTCCTGCAATCCAAGTTCCCATTAAAAGATATACTATCAGTCCGAATATGACCGAAAGAAACAACAATACTATAATTAAAGCTATCATCAGAAAAGTTTTATTTCATTATTTATATGATGTATTCTGTCCTCCGCTATCCGGAAATATTTCCCATCGACTTCAAAACCGATAAAATTACGGTTCAAGTTAAGGCAAGCGACACCGGTACTTCCACTACCCATACAACCGTCAAGAACGGTATCACCTTCATTGGAAGACATTTCTATTATCCGTTCCATCAGCTTTACGGGTTTCTGTGTCGGATGTTCGGTCTTTTCCTTCGAGTTGTGGGGAAGGGCGGATATGTCGGTCCACACGTCGGACAGACTGACACCTTCCTTCAACATACCTTCCGTATACTCCTTCCGTTTCGTGTCGGGTTTTATCTTGATGTTGTTGAAGACCGGTTCATCACCACCTTTGACATAATATGCTATCGGTTCATAACCGGAAGCCAAGGCGTGACCCCTCGTATTGTTGAAACCCCTTTTTCTCGCCCAGATGATTATTCTTTTTTCCATAAGATACCTGTCGAGTATATTGCAGATTTTCCTGTTCAGTTGTCTTGATGTAAACAGGAAAACACTCCCACCGGGTTTCAAAACCCTTACATATTGGATGACAAGGGATTCTACCCATTTAAGATAGTCATCCTCGTTCTCCCACTTGTTGTCAAAGTCGGCATCCACCACACCGAAGTAAGGTAAATCACAGACAACACAATCTATTGAATTGTCTTTCAACCTGTTTCTTATTCCGGTTATACAGTCTTCGTTATACAGTTCCATACAATTAAATATAACAAAAACGAGTTTCCATCAAAAAAGAGGTCAATTTAACCTCTTTTTACCACAACGAAATCTCTTCACATCTTCCGTCGAACCTCTCGGTCTGACCGGTCTCCCAGTTCATCACGATGACCGGAATTTCCGTTTCCGGCAGACACATCGTCACACCGTCCATCCTGAAAATGTTCCAGGATATGATTTCCGCCCATTTCTCCACATCTGTGGGTTCTTTACCGAACTTGGCGATAAAACTCTCTATAACGGCGGACAATACATTTCTACGGGCGAGGAACAAGGAATCTTCCTGCCATTCGTATCCGTATGTTGAC